GATTTTTTAGGGAGGCACCCGATCAAATAGGGGGTGTGGTTTTTGAAGACCCCTCCCCCGGTATAACATTTTTAATTTTTATAAATTTTTTTATAAATATTTTGGAAATCATACTTGATTATTTCATCTATTGCTCTTTCAGTCTCGATATCATTTTCCTCATCACTTAATTGTTCTGAAGTTTTTGCAATTCTACTTAGATAAGCGCAAGTATTATAACCATTAGTGGTGTCGAAGACAAACCATTGGCTGAACTCACTTTGAGGATCATACGGATTGTCTATTGTAGTTATCATCGGCTTCTTCATGTTAATCCAATCCTCCTTTCATGTAGTTAACAATAGTTGTGCTTGACATTCCTAAACTTTTAGCTATCTCAGCAGTACTATAACCAGACTTAGACATTGAATTAATCTTATTAATCTTAACTTGACTTAGTTCTTTAGTAGATCTAGGTGTAGCTCTCTGTCTTAGTATGTCCATGTCAGAGTTGTTTATTATCTGACTTAGTTTGTTAGGACTTATTGCACCGGCTTGTATAGCTTCCCATTCTTTATCTGAGATCTTTATAAGTTCTCTCTTAGCTCCAACCTGAATTCGTGCAGCGTTTAAAGCTTGTTGACTTATCTTCTTTAACTCACCTTTAGATAAATCTGGATACTCTTGTTGCTTAGCTTTAATAGCAGTATTTGCTATTACTTGAGCACGCCTTTCCTTTGGAGCGTTCATTAGTGATACATTTAACTGGGCGTTTAAAGAATTAACCTCATTTAAATACTTAGTTTTAGCTTCAGCGGAATACTTGATGTCTCCTGTTGAGATCATCTCTTTACGAGCTTGATTAGCTAAAGACTTCATCTTATTAGCATAGTCAGCATAAGCTTCTTCTTGAGGTGTTCCACTTGATAATGTACGAGCATCATTAGTCTCGAACATCTTAGTAGACTTTTGAGCTCTAACTTGAACTTTTCCTTTAGGGTCAGTGTATTCTTGATAATTCTCTTTCCACGATTGTTCTCCTGTAATTGGATCTATAATTGGAGATCCTTTTCGTTTAACTATATCTATTTTGGATTTAGCTCTAGATAATAATGTCGATGCCCCACCAGAATGCCACTTACCTTGATCGTCATAATGACCTTGATACTTACTTTTTAAAGAAGCTATACCATTATCTACTTCAGACTTCTTATAGTTTAGTATGTGCTTTTCAGCATCTATAACAACCATTGAATGTCTAACTGCTTTAGCTAGATCATCTTCTGAAGCACCTTTTAAAGTCATATCAGTTATAAGATTAGAAATTTTACCCATTTCGGTTTGTGTGTTCTTCATTCTTCTAAATTCTGTACCGTCAGCAGTATAGTAATGTTCATTACCATCTTTATCAGTCTTAGACTTAGAATATTTATAAGACTTACTATCGAATCCTTCTAACCCTTTTAACGGATTAGTAGAAGTTATGTTTACATTCTTTCCTGTAGGTACTGTTAATACTGTATCACCATCAAAATCTGCACCTGATAATCTTTCAGCTACTTTACTAGTTATACCAACAGCATCTTTAGCATTAGATCCTATAATATTCTTACCATCTTTATTTTTATTATTAACTGTTAGTATAGGAATTTCAAATGTACCACCATGTGGAAATCTCACTAAAGCTAGTTTTTCACCATTCTCATAATTAGGTGCATATACTTCGTTGTCCTTTAATGAGTTTATAGGAAGTATTACATGATACTTCTGTCTTGGTAGAGCTGCTGACTTTAAATGAACTGCAGCAGAATCACAATCATCAGAAAACGTTTTTAATAAAGCTTTTTTAATTGTTGGATTAGATAGTGAATTAATTTCATCAAATTCAGATTCTCTTTCACTTTTTGTTAGATCTAATTGTTTCTTGATAAGTGATAGATTTTGTTTAGCCAAAAATTGCGAAGGTAATTTATCTTTCCATTCGGTCCAATCTCCTTCTTCTGCTCTTTTATTAATTAATGACAATGATTGTTTTTTTCCAGTTATTGGGTCTATATGTTTACCATTAGGATCATCATAATAATTTTGACCACCTGCTTTTATCAATGAACCGAAAGGATTATCTGGATCTTCTTTTATAGGTTTTAATACTTTTTCCAAAGGAGTTCCAGAAGGTTTATTAGTATTAAACCTAACATCAACACCCTTTGGTAAATCATCAGTATATACAGCCATTCCTTTAATATAATGTTTATCATCGACCATGACTCTAACTTGAGCATAGTTTGAATTACCTAATGATAGATCTTTAACTCCCCTTCTTAATTCTACAACTCCATCCTTATCAGATCCACCTTTATCTCCATAGTTTATTTCTAATCTTTTACTATCTAAACTACTTGGGTATTTGAATGAGTCGAAAGTCTCACCACCATCTCTAGAAACATAATTACCTATGGATTTTATCTTATCAAATTCATAAATATCTTTATGCTCTGTTCCTGGTGGAGTTAGAACTTTTAAATTAGTCTGTTGATTTTTGTTTGTAGCTTGAGTTATTCCTCCTCCAAAAGTTTGATATCCTTGCATCTCCAATATATAAAGAGATTTCTTAAGATTCTCTTTAGACACTCCTAGCTCTCTTTCTACTCCAGTACCAACATCTATCATACCTTTTTCATCAACTTGTTTCTTTAGAAAGTCAGCAGTTTTTGTAGCTTGCTTAGATCTTTCTAAACTATTTTCATCTAATAATGATCTAATTGATGAGTCATTATTGTAACCCATTAATTCAGCGGTTTTAGAAAGAGAATAACCTTTATTTCTTAAACTTACCGCTTCTTCATACAATAGATTTTTACGTTCTGAATTAGCTAGTGATTTTTGTATTCTAAGTTGGCTTGTGTTTAGACCAAGACTTTCAGCTACATCTTTTTCACTCATTCCACTTTTTTCTAATGTGTCAACTCTACTTAAAAAATCTCCACTATGTTGGTATGGATCGTTGCCTGAACCCCATTTATATCTTCCTGAATGTTTTTTAGTACCATAATGTTCAAGATGATCATCATTCATCAAATATCATCCTCTTTCTTAATATCATTTATGATTTTGTCAAAAGTTTTTATTTTATCCATGATAGGAACTATATCATCACCTTCTGGTATATGATATACTACTTCATCATTCTGATAAATTCTTAACTCAATATCAATTTCCGATGGTCTTAGTTTATATTCCAAACAAAATAGAGCTGCATAGATTAGAAGCTGTTCTATATGAGCTGGAATAACTCCTGTTTTTAAATCATGTATTCTCAACAAACCATTTCTAAAACTAATAGCATCAGCAGTACCGAAACAATTATCAGAATAGAATAATATTTTTTCACAATGCATCTTATATCCAATAGCATCATTAACATATTTGTTTAGTGTCTTTTCACTCTTAGGTAATTTTTGTCTTAATTTTATACAATTAGCTGCGAACTCATGTATCATAGTTCCTTTTTGTGCTGCTACAGATCTATTATATGCTTCTTTTAATTTATCTTCTGAATAGTTTAACCAACTATATTTAGAAGCTCCTAAATAAGCATGTTTATCTTTTAGATCCAAATGCCTGTTGAAGTTCATCTAATACCTCCTTTTCATTCTCTGGATATATGAATCTTGAGAATGACATCTTATTTGTAAGATCTACATAAAATGATTGATTAGGTCTATGAGATGCAGTACTAGATCTTTTATTCTCTAGGGTCGCCCATTTGTCTTTGTACAAAATTAAAATATCAGGAAAACCCTGAATATAGTTAGCGTCATTTTTTAAAACTATACAATCTTCAAACATTGTCTTTATTTTTTTAATTAGGTTACTCTGAAACTTACTCTCTAACATTTGTTAACCACCCCTTAATAATTTATAAATAGCTTGTACACCAAAAAATAGAGAGAGTGTAAAATTTAATTTACATAACATTCAAAAATGCCTATTCTCTCTATAAAAGGGCATGTAATTTTCGCGTGCCCGAAATAAAAAGAAAGAGTAATTGTATTCTTTTTTAAATTATTGTTCATTAATAACATAATCAATCCATTCGTCGCATGTCATATACATACATTTAATATCTATTTTAAATAAGTCGGCCATTAAATATATCATTATTGCTGATGGTTCAGAAGTACCATTTTTATAATTTGATAATTGTCTATATGTTATATTTAACTTTTTAGCTATTTCTATATTAGTTCCACTTTTTCCATTATCACAACAATTTTTAATATTATAACATATTGTATTTTTTAATTGTTCATTACTTATTCTATTTGTCACTATTAATCACTCCTTAATATTTTGTTATAATAAAAGAAAGAGCCCTTGTAGACTCAGTCTTTATTTAATTTACTTTGTTGGTTTAAATTTACTAAACATGTTTTTAAACGTGTTCGAAGTATATGTCCCAGTCTCTTCAAATTTAAATCCTTTATTCATCCATACATTATAGAATACAATTGGTACTACTACTACCGCTGTATCAGTTATTACTTTTATTATTCTATCACTTCTAAGTTCAATATCTCTTTTAGAATTCATATCTAATTCTTTAACCTTTAGATCTTGATCGCTGTTATTTTTAATTTCAGCACCATCAATCTTTCTAGTCTCTAAATGTAATTCATTATTATTGATATCTTCTTTTTGTAATAGTTCTACTAAAGTACTAATGTTTTTAACACTATTAGTTCTAGTATCATTGTGTCCTTCTTCTTGTTTGTCTAAACTTTTTAAATGTTCTAATTCTCCTAATACATAATTCTCGATTTTTGTTTTAATATCTTTGTTCATTTTATTATCCCCTTTCAAAATAAGTTCTCATAATAGCCCATGTAAAAACCACGTAAAACACCTTTGCCCACTTGCCCACTTTATTTGGACAACTTCTCTATATATACTATATTTTTTATCATAATAAATAAGAGAAATAAGTGGGAAAGTGGGCAAAAAGTCCGCAAACCGTTGGTATCACTGTCCTGCAGGGTTTAACAAAAGTGGGCAAAAAGTGGGCAAAAAGTGGGCAAAGTGGGCAGAAATGTATCCAAATTTACAAAATATTCTTCCAATTATTACCAAATATAATAAATTATCTACAAAAAAGTGGGCATGGACACATTTATAAAAACAAAAGTGGGCAAAAAGAAAGAGCCCTTGTACTATAAACGGACTCTTTTCTTCTCCTATTTATTATCATTTTCTAGAATCATATCATCCAAATATTTGTTTATTACATTTCGAATTTCAATCATAGTATTAATATCCATACTTTTTATAGTTTCAATATCTTTTTTCCTTTTGTCACTTTCTTTATTATTAAATCTTAGTTTCACAGCATCAATATCCTTAGAGTCAGCAAATTTAGTCAATTCTTCTCTGATAATACTAACCGCCTCAATATCTTGTTTTGTTAATGTAACATTTCTAAAATATTTTAAATCTCTGACTTTAATTAATACTTCTTCTAATATATCTTGAACTTCTTTCATAATATAACCTCCTAATATTTTAATAAAACAAAAAGAAATAGCACAGGATTCGAACATGTCCTCACCCCTTATTTCAGGGCTCTCTTACCATGAGAGAACTATATCTTTCGAGAGGCTCTTTACAATTAAGTTGCTATCTTCTCATAATATGACATGTAAAACTCGCGTACTTATAACTCCACGCCAAATACTTTCATCAGACTTTTAAATACCACTGGACTACAACACATAAATTTACACCAGTCTTTTGGATCAGGATATTTAATTATATAATCTCCAATATGACAAGTTAGTTCTCCATCGGTTGTTGGTATGATTAAATAAGGTTGATTTAAACTATCCAAAGACGGTTCTATATTCATTTGTAATTCACTAACTGTGTTACGAACACAATCTGCATTGGTATAATCAAATTGTATATATTCTATTTCTATTGGATCTATTAATACTTTTGTAAACATAACATCACTCCTTACATATCAAATGATTGTTCAAACTCTGCAAATTTAGCATTTATTAAATCTTTATCTTTATTTAGCAACACAAGTTTTTCTTCTAAGATCATTATATCTTTATTGATATCGTTAACTGCGTGATAATGTTCTTCAATAACTCTTTGTTTATTCTTAAAAGCAACATCATCGTTTACTAATTTTATATCATTACTAAACCTTACACCATCATTACTCACATGATAATATCCGAATTCACCCTTAATGATTTTTAAATGATCAATAACTTTCAAACTATCTCTAATACTATTATTAGGACCTGTTGTAATAATCTCAGGACTAGGAAGCCCCTCATCAATTAGTTTACTCATCGATTTCTCACATTCAACCCACATTTCAGATAGCTCCGCACCAGGTAAATTAAATTCTTTCTTAAGAGCGGCCATACATTTAATTTTAGTAATCCCATTTTCAATGCATTCGTCAATTCTTTTTATTACTTCATTTCTAAGTTTATCATTTTCTATCATATCAAAACCACCTTCACCATTTTTATCTAAATATTCTTTATAGTCTAATATATAACCATTACAATCATCTAATACTTTTTTCATAAGTCTAATATCAATACTCGTATTATCGTCTAAAGAACCTAATATACATTTATCCATAATTGCTGCAACTAGATTATCATTCTCGATAGTCCTTCTCTCAACAAACTTACCAATAAATATCTTTCTATTCATAGGTAAACTCGAATACCATTGTTTATTCGCAATATCTTCTTTAATATTTTGTTTTTCATATTTATGTCTTTCTCGTTCTAGCCTCCTTTTTTCAGCCCTTTCCATATTAATCACCCCCTTGTACAAATATAAAAGAAAGAGCCTTTGTGTCGGACTCTCCTCCAATTATCATGCTCTTTTTCTTAAATATCTAAGTAATATAAATAATAACCATAATCCACCTGTCAAACTTGTTAATAATAAGTCTATTAAAAACCCAACTATACCATATCCACTTTTACTCATATCAATTACCTCCATATATTATACTTTAATATTTTTCATAATATAGGTTGTAATTTTCGCGTACTTACAATTCTTAACCGTGTTTATTAGATACTGGTGTATAGTTTTTAGCACTACTCCAATACCAATTATCATAATTATATACAAGAAACTCAGCCTCATTAGAATTGTCTTCTGCAGTTCTGACTCCATATACAGATATAGTTATTTTTTTATTATTCTCAAATCTATTTTTACCATTAACTTCAAACAAACTTTTCATTATAAATCACTCCTTAAAAAGAAAAGAGCCCTTGTAAAGGCCCTCTATAATTATTTCAATACTCTCATATCAGCTAGAATGTCTGCTAAACGTTCTCCGCATTTTTTACGTCTGTCAACAGTTAACCATTCGGTATTAGTAAGTTCTCTTTTAAGACTCCAGTAATGGCCAAGACTTCTATCATAACAATAAAGTTCTTTTAAGTCTTTAGCTTTACCAAGTGTTATATATTTACTCACTGCCTTTATGACAGGTGTCACAACTCCTATAACAACTGGTGCTAAGACTATAATAGCTTCCTTATTATCTACTATCCAATCTTTTCCATCTCTGAAACTCTTATCTACCTTACTTCTAAATTCTCTTACTCTTTGACTTTCGTAAATATCTTTAATATTTCTCATTTCAATTCCTCCTCTAATATAAGTATTTCTCATAATAGGGGATGTTTATTAAGCGCTTTATTTATTCACCTTACGGGTTTCTAGATCTTCTATCATTCTATCGATCTCTCTCATTCTACTTTCTAAAAAATGAAGTCTATCATACATTCGCATAATATCATTAGCTTTATCTCTTAGATCGTTATATTCGTTTAAAGGTATAGTAACCATAACCCACCTGTAAGACTTGTTAGAAACAGATCTATTAAAAAACTTCCTAATCCATATCTTCCTCTACTCATTATCTTTTACCTCCTTTTTATTATTCAAATTTAAAAGAACCGCTGGACAACCTAAAGCTCTATACACAGCATCATGTAAAATATCTAGATCAGTTCCGACATTTTTATCATTTAAAAGTTTTTTGTAATGATAAACTATCGTGTCAGATATAATTAATCCATAATCCATATCTTGAAAATACAATACATTTATGCGTCTATCATCACACTCTTGTATATTTTCAAATAGCATGATCGGTTCGATTTTAGTTGGTTTCTTAACTGTAAGTATGCCAACAAACATACTTCTTTCATATACAATTATTTTCATTATCTTTTACCATCCTTTTTATTTAATTTGTAGCTAGCATTAGATAGGGCAATCGCACATTCTTCTGCAGTTAAACCGGGCATCTTTTTTATATTTTTCATAGCCTCCATAAAAGTTGTTTTTCCACACATTATTCCGCCTACAAACATAGTAGTAACAGTACGATCTTTCTTGTCACTAGCTAAGTCTACACCAATCATTTTATGAGTTTCGTTTTCTTTACTCATTATCTATCACCAGTCCTCTCAATCATATGCTTAAGTCCCATATATACTCCAAAAGGAATATCTCTTAAATACACTTCTTCCTTTTTAGGTTTACAAGGAATACCAAGTCCTGAGGCCGCCATTTCAATTTTAGGGCATCTCTCTAAATCATTATAATAACATCCAAATATAGACGGACAACCCTTGCAACTCTCTATCATTAATTTCATTTTACTTCACCCCTTAAACAATAAATCTTAAATTTTCAGGATATATTTTATCAATAGAACCATCTTCATATTCTACTAAAGCTAATGTTGATTTAAATATTTTATTCTTATCGGTATCTATAACTTCAGTCCATGTGTGAAAATATGCGTTAATAAGTACTCCTCGTTTTTTAATATCCTCTTTCATTAATTTCCTACCATTGATGACTACACACGGTCTTAATCCTAATCTATCAGCTTTTATAGAAGTAGACATTATACTTTTATTATATTTATTAACTTCTCCTTGAATCCATTCTTCAACTGTAGACTCAATCAATAGTTTTCTTTTATCAAATGGTTTATCGCTTAACACATAATATAATTCATCCCAAGCTAATCCTCCACGTTCAGCCAACCTATCAACATTTTGCATGTGATTGGCGAAAGCCTGACAATTATGTTTTTCAACTAAACCATAAGGTACGCTTTTTATATTACTTCCTAATATTGGAAATTCTTTCATATAATATCACTCTCCTAAATAAAAATATATTTTAAAAGTCTAACAACTCCATACATTAAACCTAAATAGTAGACTACACAAATTGGTAATATTATCATAAGTCTAGTTTTATATTTGAGATCTAAAAATTTACGCATATTATTTCACTCCTATTTTAAAAAATTAATAATCTATAGCATACCTAACCAACAATACCCATACTACTATGGCGACAATATCGGATAATATCATAAGCATACTAAATCACCCCTTCGTTCATCTAGAACATATAGACATTGAACACATATCTTTATCTGGTTTAGAATATACACATGGTATATCCATTATCAATTCATAATGATCTCCTTCATCTATAACTTCGGATACGGATCCTATACGAGCACCTACCCCATTTGTAACTGGTTTTCCTACATAATACATCGAATCTCCTAATTTTGGTACTATTGTTTTGATTATCATTTTCTCATCCTCCAATTTCATTAATATACTTCTTCATCTTTATAGTAATCATAAACAATTTTTCTATTAGATTTTAGTATGGTACTTAATATCTTTATAAATGCTCTCAACATGTTTATTCCTTTCTAAAATATAATCTGCTAATAAAACTTGTGTTTTAGATCATCAAATACAATCGGGATAAGCTCGCTCATCTCTTTTAGCAATGGTAAAGTCAATTCTCTCATTTGTGGATGGGCTGGAGCATCACAACGTAAACTAAAGAAATGTCTCCATTCTCTTATATTCATCGTCATTACTATTTCTGTTTTTAACGAATTTGGTAGCACTGATCTAGCTTCTTGAGGACTAGCACCAATATTTAACAAATCAAAATAGTGATCCTCAGCTTGTGATGTAGCATGGCTCCAACATAAATATTCAGAACTATCATATTCCCAGAAACAAGGTTTAATAACTGTAATCTCATTACCGAATTTATCTTTAGAGTAATTACAATATCTAGTACTCTCCTGTCCGAAGCTAGCCAATCTATGTCTTACTAATTCGTGACTAACTCCTCTATCGCATATAAATTTAACAGATATAGAATTATGTTCAACCATAGCTTCGTGTCCTCTTTTTATTAACATATCTACAAATAACAAAGCTGAAGTATCAGTTATATTTTCTTCTGATTTATAACACGTTCTTCCAACCTTTTCGATATCCTTCAATATTTCAATTCCATTTATTTTTTCCTTATTTATTATTTCATAACTAGCCTTTATTATTTTCATACTTTGTTCCCTCTTTCTAAAATATAGTCCAATAACTCATAACCTTTACATTTATTTTTTCCATTAGTTATACTATAAGATTCCTCATCAGTAAACCCATAACATCCATGACACCTTACACCATATCTATTACGACTATAGTTATAATAATATTTTCTAATAATAAATTTGATAATCACGTTATCTGTAACTATTAAACGTCTCTTTAAATATAATACACACCTTACTCCTAAATTATTTAATTCACTAAACGTATCCTTTATAGCTTTCATGGTTTCTCTGTAAGTACCATTACCAACAGCTATAGAAAATTTACCAATGCACCTTACTCTCATCTCAATCGCCCTCCATAATTATTTTATACCCTCTAACTTCTTATTAATCTCTTTTAAAATATACTCAACATTAGTCTTAGTCTTGTCACTAAGTTTCATATATTTTTTACGATCATTATACCATTTAAACATCTCATCTAACTTATTTTGTTTAAAGCTAAATGACCACCAATCACAAACCATTTCAATTATATAATTATACGGAATATCTAGAATCATTTCACCTTCTTTTGGATCATCATTGTTTAGTACCCAAAATTGCCAATGATGTGGATTTTTATGAATATGTTCTAACCAAGCTTTATTGAATTCCAGCTTAACATTATATGATTGATCTTTTCCATAGAAATAATTATCATAGGCTTCATACTCTTCCTTATCGGATTTAGATTTATCATGAGCTGAACATATTTGTCTCTCATAATCATAGTCACCAGTTAATAATTCTGGTAAATTTGTCTGAATCCAATAGAAAGCCGCAGCTACATTACTTTTGTGTTCTTGTAAGTATTTGTTATATTCTTTACTCATTGCTTTTAACCTCCATAACTTCGTCATTTATATAATTAACATAGTATTTTTTATCAAAGATGTCGATTATATCACCATCTATATCTTTTGCTTTATCTCCAGCTATCTTAAATATCATTTCCTTCAATTTTTTAGTCATCCAATTTATCCTCCTTAAAGTAAAAAGAAAGAGCCTAAGCTCAATCTTAAATTTATAATATTATCTAATCTTTGTTATATTGTAATTAAAAGCATCAACAACACCCTTGTTATAAGCAGCGTCAATTCTAGTATTAGGTATCGATCTTCCAACTATATATCCAATAGTATAAATAACACCACATACAATCAACCCAGCTATCATATCTCCAGATTCTTTTTGTTTATCTTTTTCTTCCATTAAAATCATCTCCTATATAATATTTTCTCATAATAGGACGTGTATATTATGCGTTTATCCTATTTCATTTCTAGCCGCATCATACATTTTAATCATTCTATCGTGTATTTCATAGTTTCTCACATTTTTGTATAATATATCAGTAGAACTAATAGAATATCTAAATGTTTTGCCAAATTTTGAAAATCTAAATGTACAAATATTGTGATCATCACTATAATAATATTTTAAATATATGCCATTGTCATCACATAGTGTTTTAATCTCTTCCATTACTTTATCGAATACCTCTTCTGGAGCATTGGGAATTAGAAGTTTATCATTTATTTGTTGGTTTATATCAGCTATAATATATTCACAAGGGAGAAATCTAAGCATTCCTTCTCTAATTTCAAAAGCCATTTTTCTATCATTTTTTCTAAATATTAGAACATTCGATTTAATACATTCTTCATATTTATTTGTAACTTCTATACTATTACTTTTACATAGAGCTTTAATTTCATCTAGTATAATATCAATTTTTTCGTTCATAACACTACCTCCTAAATTATCTATAAGACTTAATAACATTCCAACCTTCATTAGAATTTCTTATATTACCTCTAATGCTTACCGACTCCTTTGCGAAATCAGTAATAGTTGACTTAACCTCATCGAACCTCTTACAAGCTTCCTCTCTTGAACCATTCTCTAATATTACAATTTTATTTCTCATTTCTCAACACCCTTTCTTATTAGATTATTTTGTTATAACTTTTACTATTCCGGAATTAATAATCATTTTTTCACATATTTTACAAGGTTTTACTTCTTCTGAAGATATGAGTTTACCATTTTCAAATCCTACTAAATATAAAGTTGACCCTATAATATCTCTTCTACACGCAGATATTATAGCATTTTGTTCGGCATGTACTGATAAGCATGACTCATATTCTTTACCATGAGCAATGTTATTAGATTCCCTCCAACAATAACCCATATCGCAACAATTTTCTTCACCTCGTGGTGATCCGTTATAACCAGTAGATATTATTTCATCATTCCGAACTAAGACTGCTCCGTATTGTCTTCTTAAACATGTACTTCGTCTTGATACGGCTTTGGCAATTTCTAGATAATAATTAGTTTTAGATATTCTATCCAAAAATCAACACCCTCTCATCTAAATTATTTTGGTTCGAATTTTACTGGTTTACGAGAATCTATATTTGTTGGGTTAGTTAGACACTCATTACAAGGATCTTCAGTTTCACTTACAGTCTCAAATTCGCAAATATTACAATACATATAAAAATATACTTCCTTAGTTTCAGTTTGCATTTACTTCAACCTCCATCTAGTTACTTTCATATCACACTTTGGAAATTTTTCATATTTTCCTAACCAGTATTTGTGATGATATTTAGCTTCATAATGATTATACATAACGTCATCAATATTTAATTTATTAGTATACTCAATTTCAATTATACATTCTTGATTCTCTTCAGGTAACTTATCTTCTACTTTGAACCATGTTATTTTAGTATTAAGATATTCCTCCATTAATTCTTTTTCGTATCTTTCTTTTAATATACTAAGAGAACTATCGATAACCCCAGATTTATCCCATAAATCCCAAGAAGAGTATTGTTCAGTAACACTTTGTAGAATATCAATAGCCTTAAGAACTTGATTATCTATATCTTTTATATATTGTTCTTTTGATTTTTCAGATGTGACATGCATAAATTCTTTTATACCATCAGGACATCTACAATATATCTTCTTTTTACCCATTTCTGAAATAAGTTGTTTATCTACATCATCCATAACTACAATTATTGGTTGAACATTACTATCGTAATATCTATCTCCTATTTTAATTATCATTTATTTTACCTCCTCATAAGTAAAATCGAATATCTCAGGTTTACATGAATAAAATTTACCATCAATACCTTTAATTACATAGTACCCTATTTCTATTTCTTCATAACCTCCAGTTGTCAGTAGCATTGGAGTATCTTTGATAAAATAATAACTACATTTAACAAAGTTATGAAATTCTTCTAAATTTTTTCCATTCCATATTATGGCTTCCAAACCCATAACTATTTTACTATCTATAACTTTCATAATATCACTCCTATTTAAATTTGTTAGTGTATCTGCCTTCGCTGAAATTCTTCTTCATACTCAAAGCTCTAGATATAGTTAGATCTATTTTCGATTTACTCTTTAAATGATAATAATATAAATCCATGAATGGTGTATTAAGTCGATCTATTCTACCTGCAGCTTGTTCCATAACCTTATATGAGTAATTCTGAGAATAGAATATTATAGCATCAGTCTTAATACAGTTCCACCCTTCATTTCCAGAAGTGTACTGAACTAAATATACCCACTCATGGGTATCTGGTATTGGTTGATGTTTATGTCCATTCCATTCAGCCACCTCAAATTTACCGGGTCCATCTTGATTCGCAACTTCAAGTAAATATAAGGCTTGCAATATCTCTAACTCATAATCAAAGTTATAGAATATTATTACTCGTTTGTGTTTGCGAAATATATTGATCACTTCATTAAGTCTACTCATATCACTATTAACTACTTTTCTTAGTGTGTAACATAATTCTCCAGAATTAACTATTGGTTCATTTTTATAAGGGTTCCACCTATTCTTCATAACATCAGAATATTTCATTTTTGGATAATCACAGAATACGTCAGTATGATGAGCAGTAGTTTTTCTATCAAACTCCATATCAACTAATAGTTTATCCCTTAATCTAATAAGTCTATTTATATTAATAAATTTATCTATTTGTGGAAATTTACTAAATCTTTTAAACACTACATGTTCATCATTAAATTGTGTTCTATTTTTATAGAATCCATTAGCTATGAAAGCTGGAATATAGTCAGACCAAGAGTCTCCTGGCGTTGCTGATAGTAATATCCATTTGTTGTGGTTAGCTATCTTTAGAAAAGCTTTAACCCATGATCCACTACCAATAACTCTTTGTTCATCAAATATAAAGAAGGAATCCTTCACATCTGCATATTTTTTAATATTATTCCAACTATCTATAACTATCTTTTGTTTATACATATTACAGTCTGGTTTACTTGACATTCTAAATATAGGAAGCTCAGCATCCCATTCTAAGGTATCTCTTTTTCTAGCTGTAGTTATTATATACAAGTCTAACGGTCTTTTCATTTTTATCGGTTTGTCGGAGTGTAAGTCGGCCCCGTTTTCTTTACAGTAATATCCTAGGGATGTTCTAGACTTACCCGATCCAACTCCTCCACATAATATACAACCATTAGACATTTCGTCCACAGCTTTTAATTGATAGTCGTATAATAAACTCATATCGACCTCCTTTTTATAAAATTAAAAGGAAGAGCCGAAGCTCCAACTTTATTTACAATATTTATCTCGATATTCTCTCAAAATATCAAATTCATATATATATATATATATAGTCACATTCCATGATAGTGGTCATAACCGCCTTGAAAAACTAACCAACATTTAATATTTCTATTTGTGTAGCTCCTCTTTCAGTCATGTTATTCACCAACTTAGATAGTTCAATTATATACTTTACTTTTTCATTCATAATAATCATCTCCTAAATATTTCTCATAATAGAGCTTGTAAATCTAGCGTATATAACTAAAGGATTCCATAGGTTCGTCGTCATCGTAACCATTAGTATATTTTCTAGCTAAATCATCTTCCACTATCTTAACATACATATTCTTCAAATATGCCTTTCTACCGGTCTTACCATTAACTTCCCAGTCGTAAGGTCTAATTGTAACATCTACATTTGCTATTTCAACGAAGTCGAGAGTCTCTATACTCTCACCATCTAATTCAACTATATTTCTTTTAGTGACCATATTTACTTTGGGAGGATTCATTCCGTCCATATTAACAGTTACTGGTAAATAATGAGTAGGTTCATCTTCTTCGTCTCTAGGTTTTAATACCTTGACATTCCAACCATCTAAAGATAATCTCTCTGCATCTCTTGAATCGTCTAACACAACTCCAAAGTTTCTATCGCCTGCTCTATTATATTTACCTTCAGCCCCTGCAAAGTTTCTAAATATTATTCTAGCATCCTCGATTATTAAATTATTGTTTTTCATTTTTATCTCCACCTTTTTATTTATTTTTAAATCATTTCGTCTATTTCTCTAAAATACTGAACTGTACTTTCAGGTATAACTATGGCATAATTCATATCTACAAAGTACAAAAGATTAGCAGTTTCATTGTTCTCTATTGTCCATTTCTCATAAAGACTAACTAGTTCATTTTTATCTGGTTCTGGAATCTTTGCTACTCCAACTAAATTTCCGGTATTAAATACCAATATTTTTTTCATTAAATAACCTCCTAAAATATTAAAATTACTACTAATATAATAGATATAATCATAACCAAAGGCAAGGCTAAGGGTGACATAGAATCACCCCCTAATCTACAAATTGTTCAAAATCCCCATATTTACTAATAGTCTTAACTGCATCATTTACTAATTCGTTATATATAGTTCGGTCTATATATTCTTCCTTATTTAATTCCTTGACCATGTCACTCTCTAACCAGTAATATCCTTTACTACCATTTACATAACCATATTTGAAATCTCCAGTGTTTTTATCAACAGCTTGTCTTAATAAATTACCTCCATATCCTTTCTTCATGGGTGTGAAAGCTCCAACCTTACCTATAAATTGCATATCTTCGACTTTAACTTCCTCATTTGGAATATCAGTATTCATGTTTAAATACATACATGAACTTACAGACTTAGTCTCACATAGATCTTCAAATTCTATTGGTTCTTTACTAAACAACTTCTTGAATACATATGGTACTTGGAATTGTGTACCAGTAGCTGTCCATTCGTCACCATGTTCGTAATTATCCCCTGGAATATATCCATATAGTTTCTCACATTTTTCCTTATCAGCATATTTAGCTACATATACTGCATCATTTACTAAACATATCTTCTCGTAAGTAGCCTCATGTTCAAATGTATATCCATATTGCTTACCAAATTCCATAACACGTTTTATTATCTCAGGAGTAGCATTAGGTATCTTTATAGAATCTGTTTTAATATGAGCAACCGTAAATCCTAAAGATTTAACCTCATTTAATAGATCAATCATGAATAATGCTCCACGCTTAGCCACTATATTATCTTTGTTTCTTGGGTCTCTGAAAGGGTTTTCAAAAGAAGCACTAGTTAATCCATATGCCGAATTGATAGGAGTTTTCAAAGCTACTCCTAATGCTTTGGTAGAGTATGTCCCTTCTTTCAATACTTCAAATAATAACCCGTCTAATAGAGTCTTTATAGAGTCAGTATCGTTATGTTTTATAGCTATTCTAGATTGTACAATATCCCTAAATCTTCCAGTATATTTAGGACCGAACACACACTCTGTTATCATAGAAGTTGGATGCATAGAAGCTACGTCTAATAATGCAACATCGTGATATATACCTGGTTCGGCATATACAAATCCACCTTCTCCAGCTTCTTCACCTCTATAAGTAGATTTACCAAATTCAAATTTATATCCTGGGAAGAATGGTAATACACTCTTTTCACCATTATAAGCTGTGAATTTCAATGGTAGTATATTGTTTTCTTTTATAAATTCATACATTGGTAGGTTTACCTCATCAAAAGGTACCTTATCCATATCATCAAAATATCCATCAGGATCTTCTTCTGGAGTCCACTTTAAGTCGTCTGGAAAATATACAGGTTTAGACATATCTCTATAATTAAACTCGTCTTGTGGTTTCCTATTATTACCAAATACTATCTTTGTAGATAGGGAATTTGTTGAGTCGTTTACTGATTTATCAGCCATCTTAGCTAATATCTTTCTAGCTGTCCAGTCATTTTCTAAGTAGTTGAAAGTAGCCTCAGTAGCTAACACATCATCATCACAATATTCAGCAACTTTAATCCACATATCCTCTGGTATTGGTTGATCCCATGGTAATCCCAACTCGTGATGTTTTAATCCTAATTGTATTTCATATTTCTTAAGTGATTGTTTATTAGGAGCTGAAGCAAAGTCATATACATCAGTGTAAGATAAATTATACGCCTCTCCAAACATACAACCTTTAACCCCAGATATTATCTTCTGAGACAGATTATATAACTGAATATTAGTATATCCCATCAGACATCCATACAACATATGATTATCATATCTTCGACAATTGAATCCTACTAAATTGAAATTTAGTAATTCTTCTATATCTTGTGGTTTTGGGTTTATCATTCTAACAACTGGTTTACCTTCACCTCTTATTTTCCAGTTTACTAAGAACAGATTAGGAAATACTTCACAGTCAAAGAATATGATTTCATCTTTTTTACTTGAAACTGAGTCGCTTCTTTCCTCGGATTTAAAGTTCATTTTATTTACAAGCTTAATACAATAATCAGCTTGGTGACTACTATTAGCTGCGAATGCTAATACTGAGTTTCTCAAATCAGTAACATCATATGAAAAACCTTCTTTTTTAGCATCCTCTAAATTCTTATATATAAAGTCAACACTTGGTTTAGTACCTTGATGTATCTCCTTGTTTAGGTTTTTCTTAACCATGATACGTAACATTTTTTCATTTTTAATTATATTATTGTCAATCATATTGTCCCCTTTCTTTAAAGGTAATCCAGAACTTATTTCACTTATAGGAAGATCGTTACATTTTGTCAATTTTCTTCTAAGAGATGAATTACCATTGAATATCTTTACCTCAACATGCTCATCGTACACCCTACTTAATTTACTAGCATCTCCAGTATAAATATAATGAAGATGAATACCTGCTCCACTCTTACTTAATTCAGAGTATGTTTTTGGCCATTTATTAGCCGCCTTTAAATTTAATTCAAATGATTTCTTACCGTTTCCATCTGGGATATCAAAGTCTATTACTATATGATTAAGTGGAACTCTAACATAATGTAATTTTTTAGTATTTATTTGACTTAATGATGAATCAACTTTGTCCCATTTATATGATGGTATTTCTTCTGCATTAGCTAATTGAGCTTTGCAGTCTTTTAATTCTTTGTCAAATATAGATTCGATACCCTCTATAAATTCTATTGAGTATTCTTCTAAATCTCCAACAGTATCAATTTCTTTATTCTCTATAAATATATCTTTCTTAAAACCAACATATACATTTCTAACTCTATTTCCATCTATAGCATCTCTTTCTCTAAACTCGTTAAAGTAATTTCTAAGTTCCTCCTTAAATGCTCTTTGTGAAAATGGATATTGTATATTCGAATCTACACAATAGTTTTTATACATCTCCCAACCAGCTTTTAAGGTTGTGGTGTCATCTTTAGAAAATACATAATAAGCATCTAGAATAAAATTGTAGAAATCATTTGAAGCACCTAACATATTTACAGGAATATATCCATCATAATAATTAGGATTAGATTCAAATACTTCCTTGCAATGATACGCTATTCCACTTAGCTCAAACTTTATATTTGACATTATGGAATTATATTCAGCATTAGCAACTTTATTTCCAGAAGGAACAACATCAATAAGTCTTCTTATTAACCCTGACTTAGCATCGGTTATCTTGACTGGTTTATTTGTGCCCATAAATAAGAAACATTTAAACTTGGAAGCATAGGTTGATTTAAACTTTTCATTAACTGTCATTAACTCATGAGATACTAAACTATTAAGTCTTGTATTATCTTCAATTTTAGATAGATCACCATCATGTTGAATTGCTACAAGTGGATTACCCTTAAATGATTCCAATGCAAATGAATTACTCGATGAGCCAAGGGCTTTAGCATCAAACACTGAATAGTATCCATGAAATAATTCTTGTATTATATTTAGTATAGTACTCTTACCAGCACCTGCTGAACCATAGAACACCATAAATTTTTGAATATGCTTAGATGCACCAGTTATTACTGCTCCTATAGCCCATTCAATCTTATGACGTTCTTCTTCACTGTATAGAGTTCCTATAAGTTTATCATACCCGGAATATGATCCACTTATTAAAGGATAATCTAACATTTTACTAGCATACTCTTTTTTATTAGACTCACTATTTGAGAATATGATTCGTTCGTCAAGAGATATATAGTTATCTCTCATTTGTTTTTGACAATATTTATGCCAGTTATCTATCATTCCAGTTTCAGCATCCCACATGTGTAATACCTTAACTTCGGAATTGAAAGCTCCTTTATTTTTCTCAGCATAATCATCTAATTCCTTGTCTATAAGCATCAATGCGTCGTTTTCATCAGTACACCATAGACCTCTATTTTCATTCCAAATTGCGTAAAAATCGCCACCTCTAACCATCAAATCAGAACTCTTTTTTATTATAAATTTAGGATATACTTCTATGCAACCACGTTTAGTACTTCTAGAAGACACAACTAAAAAGTCAAGCATAAGTTACCTCCTTCGTTCTGATTCTCCGGGTGTTATGTTTATCATTTTAACTCCCCCATTCGTTATTTATCCATCTATATACATTTTATAAGTAATCTAAGTACCAACACATCTGATACCATATTTCAACATTTCTCATATCTTTTTTTATACCATCTATTGTAAATAGTCCTCCTTCACCATTTCTTTTATATTGTCTCTCCATGAATCTTTCCAAAACTACATTTACATACCTCTCATCATACCTTGAATCGTTCATAGTTCCAAGACCTAGGGAAACTATCATATTCCAGAACCAAGACCCTGTTCGATCTCCAAATTCGTCGTCAGTCATTATAGATTCCTCACATCTTATAGATAAAGCTATCATCATTTCTAACATTCTACACTCAGCATTAAGATCTATATATTTAAATAAGTCATTTTTCGATTCGTCACATTCAACTCCAAATCTATATCTTAGATCTTTACCGTCTTCAGCTCTATTAGTATCCATATCCATTCTAGGTATAAATATAGAATCATATAGATGACTCATCAATTTAGAATATTTAACATTTGATTCATCATCTATTATTTTACTACATAACCACTCAAAATACTTATTATTAATCTTTTTCATTAATCACCATTCCTTCTTAAATATTCTGTGTCTTCTCTTAATATTTCATAATCACACTTTAATTGTATATTTCTAATGAACACTGAATCATCTTCATATACTCCAAACTGTTCTTTTACTTTTTCAGCCGACATTCCTAAGATTCGTTCAACATCATCTACTATCTCGTTACTATCATTTGCTATGATGTCGTTTATATAGTAATATAAAGTGTCAGTATCAAACTCTGGTAAAGATGAAAATTCTTGAGGTGTAACTATGAATGGTGGTCTATCGTCTTTATTTTTTGGCTCGCCATATATATAGTTATTATTATGAAGAATTACTTCATACTCTTCATTTCTTCTATTTTCTTCTGCCATATAATCGCATTCTTCCTCTTTTTTTGTTTCTCCGTATTCTGAAGAAACTTTAGTTTTAACTTCTTTCTTTTTACTACGTTCTCTTAGTGATTCAACCTCTTCTTGAACCATCTCCTCGTATTTATTCTTATGGTATATCCATGATACACCAGCTCCTACAACAATACCAGATGTAAACATTAATAAACTTTTCATATTCTATTCCTCCTAATTATAATGTGCTTAAAATTATTCTTGTGGTTAGTATGGTTTCGGGTTCTGATTCTTCATCGTATAATAAGCCGGAGTAGTCAAGCATATCCTTATATGAATCACCTGACCCCAAGCCATTTCTCTCTCACATATATTCCCAAACATTTCCATCAACATTAAAATCTAGTAATATAGTTGCCTCGTATCCATTAACAAAATCCCTAGAATTTTCTTTACTTACATCGAATATACCGAAGTCAACATAGTTATCACCCTTTGGATTTTCAGGATCGTATGTCCAACCTACAATTTGGCCTGCTTTAGAATCTGGGATTCCTAGCATTCTGTAAACGTCGTTTAAGAATAAATATCCTTGAGCTACTAATCTATCATTAGCATACTGTTGTTGAGCTTTTAGGAACATTTTATTATAGTCAGGATCCTTCTCCCAACCAACACAACCATCGTCATAGAATCTAGCATAGTCACTATACCCGTCTAATCCATCGATAACATCAACACTTACTTTTTTCTTCTTAGTCTTACCATTTTCATCAGTCTCTTCTACTTCAATCTTCTCAGATCTAATCCCATGCTTAAATTCATAGTCAGCTCTTTCTCCATATTTATCAACTACTGCTTTTCTATATTTAGAGAAGGATTCAGATACCGTTGCGAAAGCAGCAGCTAATGCAGCATTTCTTCTGTTTAATATATTATGAGATTGAATCATAGCTACTATTGATACTCCACCTAATATTATAGAAGGCGAATAAATCTTAGCAATATCTAAAGCAGTTGAGGTATATACTATAGCTTTATCTTTTCTAGCATCTTCGTTTGTATAATTTATAGTTTCATCATTTTCAACTTCAGTTATTTTATTTAGTGAAATTCTAGATTCTTCTAATATCCCAGTAAGCTTTAACGTTGCTTTACAAGCCAATACTCCCGATACTACAACTCCAATAGCTCCTGCATACATAAGTATTTGTGGTGAATTCTTTATAGTCTTGAATTTATATTTGTTAAAAGTTTGTTGTAATTTTAATTTATTCATTTATATCATTTCCTCTCTTATTTAAATTTTGTTGGTGAGTCTATTTTTATCATGTATCCATTTTTACATGTTTCAACTTTAGCTGAACTAACGTCAGTCCAACCATATGCTCCTGCTTTATAATCAGACACCAATCCACAAATGTCATATACGTCCGCAACGGCAACTGAACCATACGTATCCATCACTTTATTTATGTTAAATATTACTTCCTCTGCCACTTCCCTAGTTTCCAACACAATTTCATCTATAGATGAGTAATTACTCATTTTTCATCATTTCCTTTCGAATTTAGTTTTAATAGTAATCTACAAAGGTTTTGCTCTTGGCATTTTCAATAAATATCCATCCCTAACTCTAATGTGAGTAGCTGAACGTACATCGGTCCAACCATATTTATTATCTGTATGTTGTCCACTCATCCCTACAAGGTCGTATAAATCAGCTACAGATGCCATTTCGTACATATCAATTATTTCGTTTAATCTTAATATAACATCCTCAGCATCTGCTCTAGACTCAAGTAGTATATCATCATAAGAATAGCCGCCAGATCTAGGTCTACTATCTCTTTCCCTATCTTCTCGTTCGTAATATGATCTATATGATACTCTAGAAGACGCTGTCGATTTTCTAATATTTCTTCTAGGTTCCCCACCATTTAACATCATAGATATACCATTAGTTATAGTATCCTCTATAGCATTTTTAATAGCTGGTATCAATACATCCTGCATTATATAATCTTTTATATCTAATACGTCACCAGTCATAAACATACCTAGAAATCCGTTTTTCTTTTTAGACTTAGCAACACCTTGTACTATCTTCTCAACTTTTTCTTTCTTAATCTCCTCTTTTTCTTCACCAATTGTTCCAACTTTTGATGATCTAGAGTTTGGTTTATAATTTTGCATACTCGTTCCTCCACCATTTATATTTGGATAAAGACAAAAGAATAAGAACTTGTATAAGCCCCTATTCTTTATAAATCCTATTTATCTTCAGATTCATTCACGTCCTCTTGAATATCTTCCTCTTCAACGTCAACAATATCTTCTCCAGATTCTTCTACTGTGATTTTCTTTTTGTCCTTAATCTTATTGACTAACATTTTAGTTCCTCTATAACCTAAATAACCAACTGTAGTTACTCCTATTACAAATGTTCCTGCTAATGCATATGCCAAACAATTTTGTCCAAAAGTTAATTTATCAGTAACTTCCTCTACTATTTCTATTGCTCCGTTTTCCATTATTTCTTTATTCATTTCTTCCATTTTAATAATCCCCTTTCAAAATAAGTATTTCTCATAATAGTGCTTGTAATTTCTGCGTGTTATCTTAATACAACAACCTCGTAATCCATAACTAAACAAGGTTCTCCATTGTCAGCTATAGTTGAAGTGTATCTAACATCTATTGAGTCTTTCTCAATATCCCATCCAACCTCACATCCTAGTTTAATGACATCCAGACCTATTTCAGTATAAAAATCATTTAACAATACAGTCATGTCACTCATCATTCTTTTGTTTAGAATATTTACAGCTCTGTCTACATCATCCATTGTACTCTTTAAATATCTTCCTGACATATTGTCGTACATTAGAACGTTACCCCTAGTAGTCATTATTATTTCCTTATTACCTATTGGATCTCTTCTTAACTGTTCGTCGGCAACTTCTCTTTTAATCTCTTCATATTTATCAGGTTCTACTATATCTTTAACCTTTTCTCTGTAAGTCTTAAAAGCCGTCTCTGATACTGTGTAAGCGGTTGCCATTGCTGCTATCTTATTGTTAGTTATATTTCTAGAGCATACAATTTGTGCTATACCGACTCCCGTAAGTAGCAATGGTGGTATATATAATGGAGCTACTGTTTTAATTTTATCAATAGTTGGTTTATCTTTCTTATTTTCCATTAATTGTACTGCTTTAGGGGTTTGTCTAATGGCTAATATACCACCGCCTAATATACAAGCTACTCCGCCCACTAATAATAGATCCGAGGCATTTCTATTTAATAAGTTTCTCGCTGTTTTAATAATTGGTTTCATCACTTTATCCTCCTTAAGTAAATGTAAAAGAAAGAGTCTTTGATAAGACTCCTACTTCTTTTTTAGATGTTCACTAACTTGTTTTGCTATTTTCATGTCCAGTTTTTTATCGTCTAATATACCTGATGCTAATTGTAACCCCATTCCGATTACACTAATAGCAATTCCTGCAATTTTTACAACTTTTTCTGTACCCATAATTATCATCCTCCAAATTAATATATTTCTCATAATAGGCTATGTTTTTATTGCGTAAAAAGAAAGAGCCTAAGCTCAATCTTATTTAAATAATAATTTTACTTTCCAATTAATGTTTGAATAACTTTAGCTGATTCTTTTAATATAGTATTAGCTAATGCACTGTGCGATACAAATTGATGTTTACCTTCTTCAGCTACTGCTGCAAAGACATATTCAATTTTGTTATCATTACAATAAGTACTAACCCCTTCTATCATTTTTTCTAAACCTTCCATTTTTTCATTCATTTCTTTTTCCTCCTAAAATTTATTATTTTCTCATAATAGTGCTTGTGTTTTTCGCGTGTTAAAATATATCATAATTTACATCTGGTTGATTACTATACTCTATATGAAAATATTCAATACCGTTATCGTCTTCCATTTTACTATGTTCAAAGTCTACCCATGGATTAATAGAAGATGATCCGAAATATCCATCATATACTGACCAACCAAGATATTCACCTTCAGTAGTTTTAGATACTCCAAGAAAATCATAAAATTCGTTTAGTGATGCATAACCAACAATCGATAATTGTTTATTAAACATATATTCTGCTTTAAGAACATTATCGATTGTACTAGTGAAGTGTTTACCACTATATTCTTCATAAAATATTTTTTCTTCAGTTCGTTCAATGTATAATTCTCGTGGTACTTTATTTTTAACAGTCCTCTTAAGTATTTCTTCTTTTGTCTTGGGATCACATGTCTCATCCACAGCAGTTCTTAAATCTCTATAATTACCTTGTATGGTGGTTAAGGTATTTATTAAAGCTATTTTTTCATTCATAGATACCTTATCCGAGTAAATTATACAAAGCATAGTACTAGTTGCTATAACCCCTGATGGTATATAACATTTCCAAGTCTTCTTTATTTTCTCTTTTAATGTCATATCTTCAGTTACTAATTTACAAGCTTTAGTAGTATCCCTTATTGTCGATACCATAGTTAGACCAACTCCTAAAACTGCTGTGAAATTTAGTAAGAATTGTTTGTCTTTTCTTATTAATTTATTTAACATTAATAATGCCTCCTTATATTTTGATAATCAAAAAGTATAAGATATATCAACCCTTTATTGGATTTTTAGGTAATATTACCTTAGCTGATGGTAATAATCCATGTTGTTTTTTGAATTGATAAGCTAGATTACTTTTAGCTTTTTTATCAGATATAGCATATGTTTCTCCTATCCATTCGTTAGTTAGTACTTGATATTTATTTAAAACTGGACCTGAGTAAATATAGTGTATCATTTTTATCATCCCCCATTTTGTTATACGTTATGTTATAATGTTAGTCCATAATTTTTTAAAGAACTTAATAGCCTCATCATAAGTTTTAAATTCGTTGTAAATGTACCCATCATTTTTATAATATCCAATTGACATTTTACCTTCGAATTCATCCTTTTCATATAATGATATATCAGTTGATCCTGGAATCCAAATTACTACATATTCTTTTGATATTGTTATATCTTTTATCATTTTCAAAACCTCCTAATATTTTAAATTTTTATATATAAATTAACAGTGCAAAATTTAAAGAACAATGTATTCAGGGTCAGCCTATCGAAAACTGTTGCCCGGTAGGAACAGAGTTGTCTGTCCACCTTCGTATCTTACCATGGGGTTCTCACCCACATTTATCCATTGTCCTGAGATATAGATAGACCACTATATAAACGGAATTGAACCGTCGTCTATTTCTCATAATAGTGTATGTAATTTTCGCGTAAAAGAAAGAGCCTTTGTTAGACTCCACTCTATTTTTTGAATTGATCTCTAATTATAGAATATAAACCATAAGCTGCTATTGGCAATGTTATTATTTTTACCACTATATCTCTTTTATTCACTTCTCTCATATTAATCACTATCCTCATAATAGAGTATGTATATTATGCGTAAAAAGAAGAGTCAATGCTCTCCAATTAAACTTCTGTATATTTAACTGTTTGTACATTATCTCTTCTTAATTCGAAATCTTTCTTAACATCTTTGATATATTCTGAATCATATATTTTATTCTTAACTACTTTAGCCGCTCCTCCAAAAATAACTTTAGCTCCACCTATAACTGGCGGTACTACTGTTACTGCTAGACTTACAACCTTCATAACATTAATAATAGTTTTTATATTCATATTAATCACTCCTATTTAGTTTATATTTCTCATAATATGATGTGTTATTTTAGCGTAAAAACAAAAAGAAAGAGCCTTTGTAAAGCCCAATCTATTCATCTGATTTTTCTATTCTTAGTTTCATATTGTCTGCTTTAAAGTTAATCTTTATCACTTGATCTCCATTAGGAATATCTATATTAACATCCACTTTGTTTGCTTCATATAATATTCCTTTCTTGATAATTGCTGATAAGATCATTTCTTTAATATTAAACATAATAATCATCCTCCTATATTCTTTCTCATAATAGGAGTTGTTATTTTCGCGTGGGTTATACTATACTTTTAATGAATTCTATAGCCTTGTTCTTTAGACTGATTAAATCGTCATCATTATGAACTACGAAATCATATTCATAATTGTCAACATTGGCATCTGCCATATTTGAACTTATGCCTTCTTTGTTTATATTTTGGATAAGTAGAGTTATACAATTAAACTCTTTCTTTAACTTTTCAATTTCTTCTGGCTCTCTTACGTGTATGAACATTACACCTAGAGATCTATCATTATTAAATTGTTCCATATTAGCCTTAATATATTCATATGGATAATTGTTATAACCAGTCGATAATACTTTTAAGTCAGATAAGAATTTTCTATCTGCTTCAGTTTTACCACCATCCCAACCTAATATTTTAGCTGACTCTTTTATTTTATCCACTGACGATATATTCATTATATTAGCATATATACGACAAAAGTCAACAAACGTGTCTTTACCAACTCCGCCTGATCCATTTATAATAACTTTCTTCTTTTCCATTTTATAACACCCCTGTATTTTTATTTGTAATTCTATCGATCCAACGTTTACTTTTATATTCGATTTGTAATTCGTCTTCATTGATATCTAACATCTTAGCGCAATGAACTACGTCCGTATATTCTTCTATGACACTAGCCCTAGCCTCTTCCTCAGTTACTGGTGTAGGATTCTCTCCCCTTAATATTCTAGCTTGTTTTAAAGCGGCCTTAGCTAACTCTGTAGCTTCCTCAGCCAATTGTTCTAGTAATGATGGTTTACCAATTAATTTTTCTATATTACTCATTTTAACATCCCCTATATTTTATTATAACTAAAAAGAAAAGGACATGTATACCATACAAGCCCCCAATTCTCTTAATTTATTTGATCCATGCTCCTGACTTATCTACATAATATCCATCTGGAGTTTTACAATCTTCATACATTACTCCATCCTTATCGAAACAATAACATACACTATCTATCCATAGCCATTGTGACTTAGCCATCATACAGTTTGATCTTAAGTAGTACCATTTATCTTTCCACTTAGACCAGTAATTAGCTATTGCATATCCTTCATCGTTAAATAGATAATATTCGCCATCAATCGATTTCCAACAGTTTTTATAGTAATAACCATCTTCTAATGATGTACAATACCACCAACCTTTTTTATTTTCATTCCATCCTTGTTTGTGTAAGTTCACGATATTAGCTTTCTTAACTTTATCTAATGGAAAATATGCACCTGGACATTCTGAACTCCCTGGTGTATTTGGATTATCCCTGTGTCCATATACCGGCATATTGCCGTACTTATTACATAAATAAGCTTTCAATTCACACCAAGCATTATATTGAGAATCTGTCATATCAGATCTATAGTCATAATCACCCTCAAATGCTATACCAAGTGTATTGGTATTACACCCCTGACAATGAGCTCCTATAGCCTTATCTGGACGTCCTTTATATATGGAACCATCAATTCTTATATAATAATGATATCCTATACCAGCCCAACCATGTTCATTTATATGCATATTATGAATCATATCAACTGTCCAGTTTTCTCCTTCAGCTTCTAAATGATGTACTATTAACATTGATGGGTGATTATTCATATTCATAGATCCAAAACTTAGATTGTTATCTATAATATTCATAACAACATCTCCTATTCATCTTTATTTAATTGTTTTGCTGTTTGATTTATACCTATAGCTACTCCCCAACATAAGATGCCTTGTAATACACCGTTAACGATAGCTTCAAATAAAGTTTTATATTGTGAGTTAATACTGATAAGTAGAACTGCGAATGTTATGCTGAAAAGCATTAATATAATAGTAATATAATTATCATTAATCTTTTCAGTTTTCTTTAGAAACATGCCCATTACATATATTCCAGCTATTAATATTGCTAAGTTGCTAGGTACGAAATTTGTTATATTTGTAAAATCCATTTTTTACAACCTCTTTTCTATACTTTCTATTTGTATATTTAGACTATCAAATCTACTCTCTATCTTTTCTATTGCAACTGCTAGTCTAGTATTGTTTTCAATACTCTTATTTAGTTGAATATTAAGCTGTTCTTCACGTTTCTCCGAAGTATCGCTTTGGTCTTTTAATTGCATTTCAAATTTGATAATGGTATTACTTACGAAGTCCCTTGTGAACTTAGCTAAATACCATATAGCTAGTAATAACGCCATTAATAATATCCAAGTTATACTTTTACCTTCAAATATCTCAAGATTCGGCATTTACGCACACCTCCTCCCGGATATCCTCAATAAAATCTTCTGAGATACCATCAATTGTAGCTATATCCCAAATAGATTTGTATGGTCTATTTTTAATAATTAAGTCTGCTTTCTTGTCGCCAATGCCTTTTATTGACATTAGTTCTGATTTATTAGACTTATTCATATCTATTTTTTTACGATCAGCATTACCTATATTAATTATATTGTTATTGGTGTTTGCATTATTCTTCTGACTTAGAGATACTGAAAAGCCAAGCAAAAATGCTATTATTATAGTTAACACTGACATCATAATTATAGTATTTACCTTATTCATTTTTAACCTCACTTTTCAGTATATGGTTACAGATTATATAGTCATTTGTGGAGTTGATATTATAGTTTCATATTGTTCCTGTGTTATACGTCCTTTTGTCACCTGCATTTGCAGAAATGTTGTATCCACTTTTCTTAAAATCCATTGGTTTAATAAATAATCATACATCTTTAGTATTCCTCCTACATTATAGTTAATATTGTATTAATTGCATTCTCTACACTACCTATTCTTTGTTGGTCACTTGGTGAATGTATAGTTGGTGGGTATAATATAGCTTTTTCAGAATCAGTTAATAAACTTAAAGTATTATTTTCATATTTGTAGTTATACTTTCCAAACATATCCATTAACCCATTTTCTAGATAATTCCCTTGTGCATGAGCATATTTATCTCCTTGACCTTCATCTACGCATATCCACCCTATAATGTCAGTTAGAAAAATACCACTATTTATATTTATAACTACATTTTTGTCATTAATTTTTATGTATACCTTTATATTTTCTTCCATTTTGTATTCCTCCAATTTATTAATTTTTTCTAATTAGTAGATAATATTAACTCTTTTTCCTCTGTTGTAATCCATTTTTTACTTACAGCAGCGTCAAGCATCTGTGGGGTTAATCTTTTTTGGTCATATAGTGATTTTATTATTTCAAACATACTAGTTCCCTCCTAAAACGTTCAATGTTATACTATCTAGTTTAGCTTGCATAGTTAAATTATCTAAGACAAGATCACTAATTAATTCTGCTTGTTTCTCTTCTAATATTTGCTGTTTAGGTTGAGGGGGAAATAAATTATACTTTTCCTCCTCAATTAATTCGACAGCCTTACCATCGACTAACTTATAATTATATTTCCCTGTCATATCGCTTAAAGGCTTTTCTTGTGGAAAATAATTTCCTTGAGCATGAGCATATTTATCTCCTTGACCCTCATCAATTTTAATCCATCCTGTTAAATCTTGTATAAATATAATACTATTTATTTCTTTAATGACATTATTACTATCTACTTTTACATAAACTTTTATATTTTCTTCCATATTTTTATCACTCCAATTTTAATATATTTCAGCATCTAAACCGGAAATATCAGCGTGTGTTGCTGTATTAATGCCGTGTGCTATTTTATTTGCTGTAATTGATATACCATTACCAGTTAAACTTCCCGTGAAAGTGAAACCACTTGCAATTCCGCCATCATTATACCATATAGTGCCACTTGCTATAGATGGATTTGCTCTCATACGAACATGCGTAGGTGACAAATAGGTCATTGAATTAGTATAAATTCCATTGTTTATAGAAGTTCCACTACCAAGGTAATAACGTAAACACAATGCTAATTCTTCTCCATAAAGTCTTGGTACAAAAAGTGTTGCTTTATCTCCACTTTCTAGTTTAATTTGTGCTATATCTACATATCCAATTCCAAAAGTTTCTGTTATTGTATCTCCAACATATTGTGCCGTTCCACTTCCGTATGCGTTTGTAAAGACAACTCTCAAATAATCGTCATTATTACTACCAAACGTTTTACCCACTAAAGTATTAGTATTAATTGTTAAAGAATATTTTTGCCAAGTATTATTTAATATGAAATTAGTACCATTTAAAAATTCGAAAGAAGACGGACTTCCACCTGAACCATAATTTTGTATACAAAATACTCCAAGTTTTTTATTGGTTATAGAGCTCCTAGCATAAAAAGAAATTGTAACTTTTTTACCATTACCACATAATTTTCGTGCACCATTTTCTATACTGTGATTTAACCTGTAAAGATCATTTGAATTTAACACACCCACGCTATCACTTACTATTCTATAAAAATTTGAAGCATTAGGAATATCTGGTGTTGAAAAAGTTTGTCTAGAATGTGTTATTGTGGTTGGCGCTATTCCTGTTAAACTACAAGTTATTTCAAATCTATCAGCTAAATATGTTTGAGTGACTGGATTTACTATTGTTGTTCCTCTTTGCCAAAACTCTAAGCCACCATTTATAATCCAATTTGCATTCGCCTTTTCTAACAATTGTACATCGATACTATCAATATCCTCTTTACTAGGTAACGGAACATTACCAGATGTACCGCCTATATATAATCTTTTTTCATCAGTAGTAAATCCAGGTTCTGCTAGTCTTAAGGTTGGTAGACTGGTCTTTAATCCTTTCCTGAATTTAATTATATCTCCCATTTATATCACTCCTTTACTTTTATTAAAAATCTCCACCATCATAAACGCCCCCTTCTATAGGGTCTCCAAAATCCCCACCATCTATCATAAATGGTAATTTCCCAGTTAGTGATGATGTATTATACCAATTTTGAAATTGTGCAATTGTTGCATCTCTATCCACTTCATTTGTTGAGAATATATCTTGTCTATTATTTTCATTAGTATTAAACGTGGCTTCTCTAGCATCTTCATTGGTATTAAAAATATTTGTTCTAACAGATTCTTGAGATTGTCTACTAGCTTCTTGAGATTGTCTTATATTTTCATTATTTATTCTTGTTTGTTCCTGTGAGTCGATTACATTCTGTCTTGATGTGGTGCTAACTACTTCGTCATTAATAGCTTCTATACCACTGGCTATACTTTCTCTTACATCTTTTCCATAAACGGCTTGTCTTATTGATGCGACTTTTTCTGTTACATTAGCCATTTTGAATCACCTCCTTCTAAGTTTCCCAATTATGAGCTACGCTGTAATCGTGTATTAGGTCATTAACATAATCATCCAAAGTAACATCATCTAAAGTTAAAGTTCCATTTATCTTTACATTAGCATAAAAACGAGCGTCGGCCTCTGCATTAAGCTTACCGAAAACACGTAATACATCTTGAACATATAAATCATCTGGGATATTTACTCCTGTGTGGGAACCATCCTCTATAATTTCTACGTCCGCTATTGCTCCGGATGAACCAACTAAATGTACACCTGAGGAATTTATAGTACATGAAGCTGAATTATCTTGAATTGTTAAACCACCTGTAGCTGTAATACTATCAAATGTTCCACCTTGTGCAGTTATATCATTAAACGTTCCTTGGTTAACTGTAATATTATCAAATGTTCCACCTTGTGCTGTTATATCGACAGCTACTAATTTACCATTAATATCGACATAGAATACTTTCTGATTTTGATTTTCTATGCTTATACCCTCAGTTGCGTTCATAGTAGTTACGACTTTATTATCACTTCTAACTGCTCTAATACCATATGCACTGCCAATTTGAACATTGTTATAAACACCATTATTTTGAATAGAGGATTTTCTTAAATCATTAATAGCCGTCGACAACGTTACTGGTTTTTTGGATATGGTTAGATTAGGATTATATGGTTCTAATAAATCTAAATCAATATTGACAATACTATAAATAGAATCCACACCCATAAAACGATTTAATAAATGTAGTTTTACACCTAACGCAAATTGTTCAGCCTTATTACCTGACAGGAAACTTAAATCTAAAGCATTACTTGTTAGTATATACGATGGTTGAGTATGCTCAGATATTCCAGATATACAAGTATTCCTTAATATTGTAGCGTCCTCTATATCTCTATATTCTACCGTTTTCTCAATAACACCATATATTGCTTTAGCCCCAGCATCTTCTAAATAATCTAAACCACCATTTACTGATTCTATAGTCAAATTATTAGCTCCTATAGGTATGATTCTAGTGCCAAGACTAGTAACGTCTTTACTAACTATCATATCTTTCATGTTAACACCTAAACTTACTTCCAAAACGGTATCACTAAAGGATTGTAACCAGTCCATATATAGTATATCGTTTACTTCCCTTATTCTTATCTGACCACCAAGTTTTTCCTTTACTGCTATTATCTCAGAAAATGTAGTTTTAAACTCGCATGTATGAATTACATTACCAGGTATATCCACATTACCTATTTGTATTTGTTTTCCAGATTCGACTTTAGAATTATGAACTCCTAAAATCTGTGATAGAAATCCTGTAACATTATCAGCATAAAATGAACTACCTCTTAATTTAGTATCATTTAGGAAACTTAATGCTCCTTCAGCCGTAATTTCTTTATATACTACACCAGAGCTATCCATTTTATTATTTATATCTAATATTCTACCAGTAAATCTAATAGAGTTATCCCTAACATCTAATACCTTTACTCTTGTAGTTAATTCAAATACTTTATCATATCCTTGGTTAGTAGCATATAAAGAGAAAGTGAGAGTATCTACTACTGATAGTCCTTCTTTTAATGCCATTTTTTGCACATGTGGGTCATCTATATTTGCACTTGGAAAATGTACAATAGTTTCAACATTATTATTAAATATTGACATCCTATACATTATATACTCTCCTTTCTAAATATAAAGTTAATTCTCCCAGTTCCATTAATGGTTAGAGTATTAGCTAAGTTAGTTAAATAGAATCCATATAACTTATTATCACCAACTACTAAATCATAACTCTTTCCATTTTGAATAAGTGTCATAGGAGCATTACAATTTATGATTGGTCTTACAGTCCTTCCAGGGTTATAAAGGGTTATTGTTTTAGAACCAACTACATCATAACCAGAATCCTGTAAATAATCTTCTTCGAAATTGAAAGTGTCCCATATATTTACTCCGACATAGTCTACTGAAGACTTAAAAGGATCAACTACAAATTTTATTTCTAATTTACCGAATTCCATAGTCTCTTCAAACGAACTTGTTTCTTCTACTTCAGCCATAAAATAGTAATCTTTTATAACATCAAACACTAATTTTTGTTTACCAACATCTACTAACCATTCTAGTGTTGTGGAGTATAATACTTGCAACCTCTCTTTAGTTTCTGCTGGTAAACCTAAAACTATAGTTATTTCTCGTTCTGAATAAACTATTTCACCATTACTTCCTATTGTACTAAAGTCATAACTACCATTCATAAAAGGAACTGAATCCTTTATCTTTTTCTTAGGAGGAGATTGGATTGATTTATTATGCATAACCACTCCAACATCGTTATTATGTTTACCATTAAATGTAAATCCTCTTAAACCAGACATTAATGTGTTCATGATCCAACCATCCTTCCTGTAAAGTTATTTTTAACACCCATTAAATTATCTACATCATCAATTATGTACTCAGCAATAGCCTTTCCATTTTGTAATACTAGTTGTATTGCCATTGGTTGTTTCGATGTTGTTGGGTTATTTGTAGTTGCTAAATTAGTACCTCCATTATTAATAGGTTCATTAACAACCTGTTTACTTTGTATACTCCTAGCAGTTGAACTAACTGAATTTATAGAACTGTCTATTCCATAATTGTCTATACCATTCATCATACTATATAATTTGTTACTTCCATTTTGAATGTCTGTTAAATCTAAAACTGGTCGTATAACCGGTTGTGAATCTATGTCACTATTAATAACATCTGTAATGCCAGCAATAGAGTTTGACATCGAGTCGAGAGCATTAGATCCCATATCATATCCAGCATTAGACACTTTAGTTCCCATATTATTAAGACCTATAACAAGACCTTCACCTGCGTAAACTCCAACTTGTTTAAATTCTCTAGATGGTGAATGCTCTTTCAATGCTTTTTTAGCTGCTGCAAGTGCTTCATTACCTAATGCTGCTCCAGCATCCCATATCTTTCCAGGCATACTTGCTAATCCTTTTATATATCCTTGTACTGCATATATACCAGCGTCTATGAACTTATCTTCTAGTGAACGTATGCCATCTACTATAGCTTTTACTAATTTTAAACACGCATCTCCCATTGGTCCTGCGTTAGCATCGACAGCATCAGCTAATCCATTTATAAAACTAACAATTAATTTAGCTGCTGCGTCTATAACCTTAGGTAAACTATCAGTAATCCCTTGAATATATCCAACTATTATGTCTACCCCAGCCTTTACGAATTTAGGTATATTATCTGCTATAACTTTTAATAGGGCAAGTATTATATCTGCAACTTTCTGACTTATAGTTGGAATCCAAGTTATTAAAGCATCAAGTATAGATGATAGTGTTGTTAACACTCCGTTTAGTATTACTGGTATATTTGTAACTATACAATCTACGATGGCTGCTATTATAGTAGTTATTGTGGCTACTATTGTAGGTATACCATCAGATAATACTTTACAGAACGCTATTATACCTTCGCCAATTTTAGCCATAACTTGAGGTATCAATGCAGCTACACCTATTATTATAATTCCTAATGCTGTAACAATAGCAGTTGCACCTGTAGCTGTAACGCCAGCCAATAATATAAACCCTGCTGCTACCCCTGACAAACCTACACCAACTAATGCTAAACCAGCACCTATACCAATCATAGATACCCCTAGTAAAACCAAAGCTGCTCCCAAACCAAGCATAGATGGAAGTATCGGAGTTAATACTGCTGCGGCTATTGCAAATATAGCTATTGTAGCTGCTAAATCTACAAGACCTTTAATTATACTTTCCCATGTCATAGCTCCAAGCATAGACAACGCTGGTGCTAATATCATTAATGCTCCTGCTGCAACTAATAATGCTGCAGACCCGGCAAGCGACCCAGTCATTGACGATAACGCTATAGATAGAATAGTTAAAGCTCCACCCATAGTAATTAAACCTTTAGCTATTTCTTCCCAGGACATACTACCCATGTTTTTAAGTGCATCAGCTATTAATATTAAAGCACCACCCATAATAACTAATCCAGATGCTGTAACTGCGATGTTTTTAGGCATTAATTTTACAGCTATTGATATCTCAGTTAAAGCCACGCCCATCGCCACTAATCCCTTAGCTATTTCAGACCAAGACATACGACCAAAGTCAGCCATAGCTGAAGCTAATATTTTCATAGCCGCAGCAATAGCGATTAGAGCAACACCTGTAGATATAACATTTTTAGCATTACCTGTAATATTAGAAAATAATGATAATTCTCCAAGTAATACTCCTATACTAATCAACCCTTTACTTATTTCAGACCAGGATAAATTTCCAAAGTCAGCACAGGCTGAAGCTAATACTTTCATAGCAGCTGCTAATATAACAATACCCGTTGCAGTTAACGTCGACTTAGCGCTAAATTTAGCAGTGTTTAGGAATACTGATATTTCAGCAAGTAATACTCCTACTCCAGTCAAACCTTTAGCTAGTTCGTTCCAACTTAGTTTAGATAGGTCGGCACAGGCTGAAGCTAATACTTTTATAGCCAAAGCAAAGGCTACAATTCCTGCTGATCCTTTAATCATTGATCCGCTACCAGTAGATAGTAATTTAGAAGTCGCTACTAATGTTCCAGACAAAGCTGCAATACCAACAGTTCCTTTAGCAATACCATTCCAATCCAAAGTTGCAAGTTTGGCCATAGCGGTTGATAATATAAGAATAGCTGTTGACATGGTTATCATAACTATACTAGCTTTAATAACTCCGCCTTTAAATTCACCTATAGTTGTAAATAATTTCATTGCAATTAATAATTGTGCAAATAAAGTTCCTATTGCAGCAAGTGAACTAGTCAATTTTCCTGAGTCTATTAGTGATATTGCTACAATTGATGCTGCAAGTATACCTATAGCCATTGCTAATTTAAGTAAAATACCAGCTTTTAAATTTTGTTGGTAAGCTTCGAAGCTACCTCTAACACCATCAAGAATACCAGTAACACCATCTATCATTCCTTGTAAGCCGTGTAATGGTTCAGTTAAACTCTTTAAGAATTTACTAATTGATATAGCCACTGCACCTATTGATACTCCGGCTATAGCATCAAACATACCACTAAAGTTAGCGTTGCTAAATGCTTTAGTAATTGAATCTGCCATTTTACCAACTAAAGTTCCAATACTATCTGAGACTACTTTAACTGTGTTCCATATCGCAGTGAATAATTCACCAATCTTACTATCAGCAATTGATTTGGCGATACCAACGAAAGCTCCACTTATTACTGTTTTCATACCATCGGCTTCATTACTAATGCTAGTCATTCTCTTACCTAGTAGTTCTAAGAATGCTTGTATGTCTTCAAATGAAGGTAAACTTATCTTTTCACTTATAACAGCAATAACTTTCTGCATTCCTTTTACTACTAAGTCAAATACAAATGCTATTGAACTGAAGGCATTTTTAATGCCATATGCTAGAGCAGTTAATACTTTATTAAAGACATCAGACTTTTTAATAGAGTTGTCTAAAGCCGTAAACCACTCTCCTAAAGATCCAGTCAAACCTAATATACTTGAACCGAGATCTCCAACTCCTCCTAGCATTATTCCTATGGCATTAGCCACTGCTAGAAATATTGTCTTACCTATATCTAATATAGCAAAGACTCCTTTGAATGTTGATCTAAGATTTGATAGTGTTGTTTCGCTGAACTTAAAGTTTTCAGTTAGACTTTTTAAACCCTCTGTGAAACTGAATAATTGAGCTGATGTTGTAGCTGGAAATATATCTCTGAATGCACCACTAAGAGTAGTTACTACACTCATAACACCATCGAATGCGTTTTTAATAGCATCAATCAATGCAGTTCGACCACCTAAGTCTTTCCATCCAGTAAGCATATCATTACGAGCCTTAGATGAGGCACCTATAATTCCACCTAGAACATTACTTACATCAGTAAACATTACTTTAGCTTCTTCAAAGTCTCCAAATAAAGTTTGCCAAGTTTGAGCCCATCCTGATCCAACTGCTTCTTTTAGAGTGTCAAGTAATTGAGTAAACGTCTTAACTTTAGTAGCAGCGTCGTTAGCAGTCTGACCCATTTTGATTATAGACTCTATTTGAGTTTGTGTGTAACCTTTAGCTGCTAATTCAGAAGCAGTCATATCACCAGTAAATTTTTGAAGAGTGGCTATTAGAACGTCAGATGTTAACCAACCGGTTCCATCTTTATCACTAATAGAATCTCTGAACGATTGGGACTCATCTATATTCTTACCCATTAATTTACCAGTTTCTTTTAATGAATTTTGAAATACGGCACCACCCATACCGGCGTTAACAACTGAGTTCCAGTCTTGTAAGTTTACTCTACCGGCAGCTAATGCCTGAGAGAGTTGATACATAGCTGTCGATGCTTGTTGAGAATTTGATCCGGATACAGCCGCTAAATTAGCTATACCTTTAATGGCTGCAGTTGATGTTTTTAAGTCTACGCCAGCCGCAGTGAAAGTACCAATATTTTTACTCATCTCAGTGAAATTATAAATGGTTTTATCGGAGTAGGTATTAAGTTCTTGTAAAGCGGCTTTTACTTCAACTAGAGTAGTACCTTTAGTTGATGTATTAGCTAATATGGTTTGTATGGCATTCATCTGAGTTTCATATTCCTTGAAACCTTCCATTATTGGATCGATAGTTAATGACGATATAAGATTCTTTCCAGCAGTTACAGCTGAGTTTGCTATATTAGACAGAGCTGTTACAGCGATAACTTGAAGTGCTGAGAATTTAACCTTTACTGATTCAATACTGTTCGCCATTCCATCAAAACTTACTCTTTTTGCAGCATCGTTAATAGATTCTAGTCCCTTAGCTGATCCTGAAAGATCTAATCCTTTCTTAAGACCATTTAGGGTGTTCATACTAGTAGCGACACCGCTTTCAAATTGTTTATTATCAAACTTCATCGATAAGATTCGTTCGTCGATACTACTCATTTATTAATAACCTCCTTCCATACTTGATTTGCAATTTTATCAAACAGTGGTTTCATTGCAGGGTTAATATAGTCCCTTCCTGCAACATAACCACCATTTTGAGTACCATGACCATATTGTAATATTATGGCGATTGGCACTCCATTTACAACATTAGAATTAAACCAGGATATAGTTGCCTTACCCTTAACTGTTTCGATCTTATAATACCAAGATGAAGAAGTTACTCCCGAATCTAATGGTGTATTTTTTGAAAGTATTTCAACACCTTCGTTACCGTATTTGTCTAGTATTCTTGTTATCTTATTTTTGGATGTATTATTTAAAAAATCTAATGTTTTTGAGAAATCACCTTTGTTACCAAATGTTATCATTATGTAATTCCTCCTTACCCATTACTGTTTAATTGTTGTCTTCTTTTGTTATTTAAATCCCTATTTCTATTAATTATCTCAGACCTTGACATCTTTTTATTTGGATTATTTTTATGTCCGCATACTCTTATCAGAGTCAGAAGTCTATTTAGATGCCATTTTTGACATTCTAATGGTATATTATATATTATCATCATGTAGTAAATTATTTCAGATGTTATTATCTCATTCTGTGGTTTGTCATTAGTATCATTGAAAGTGGTCGCGGACATAGTAGCAGCTATGTACTCGCTAATCATTTCAATATTATTATTAGTTATATTGTTATAAATCTCTGGTTTAACGTTTTGAGTTATGGTCATACACTTAACATAATCTATAGTTTCTTCGGTAGTTTTATGTTCTTTGCCTAGGAAAGGCTTATGCCATTTTGATTCCCATTTTGAAAGTGAGACGAGTGAATGTTCAACTTGTATAGTTTGTCCTTTGACATTTATAAATTCACCCTTGCCTTCATCATAGCTTTCGAGATCAGGTATAACAAGTTGAAACATTTCATTACCTCCTTTTAATTTATTTCATTATAACCATCTTCGAACTGTTCTTTTGGAGACCATGATATACAACTTTATATCCTTCTCTCTCAGGATCTTCATCTTCAGGTATTGTCCAACATTTAAACTTATTATATTCTCCTAAATTCATTGGTTCAGCTTGAACTATTTTATGACATTGATACTTTTTCATTATTAACAACCTCCTCATATTTCACTGCTGGAACTATTCCATTAACAAATGATGTTGCTTCTTTAGCATCTGTTGCTAACAACATAAATAGATCAGAGTAAGCTTCAGTTTGAGAAAACGCGATCTTTATTTCGTCGTTCTTAATAAAATGTTTACCATCTGCTGACTTTTCACCATAAGCTCCAAGTACGAGATCTTTGAATATTATAATGATAGTTGCTGGATCTTTAGATGCTATTACTTTATTTATCTTCTCTGATAATCCACCAACGGTACCCATTTCCATTTCCATTACTTCAGCCTTTGTAAGATTGAAGTAAAAGTCCTCAGTTCTTTCCACCCCATTATAATCGGTATATGATATTGTCTTTTTTAACATAATTATTCCTCCCTTGCTATTGATGCATTTGCCCACATAGATGTTTCCTCGAGTTTAGTTATAGCTAATGCTCGTTCTCTACTATTAGGACATAATTCATTTATTAGATATGCTAATTCTTTAGCTTTTTCTCTTAACTGATTGTATCTCTCTGGTTGACCAGCCTTAGGAGCATGATATTTAAAATTATTTTCTATCTGTTCTATTGGAGTTTTCATGATTATTTATCCACCTCGACTTTAGTGTTTGGAGGAGTTGTTATGGTATTGTCAATAATTTCAACAACTTCTTCTAAACTTACTTCTTCCAATTTAGCTCTTTCCTCTAAATGTGTTCTATACATTATCATTGAGTTCAATTGACCATCTAATAATTTTATACTACATTTAGGTGTAAAAGTTAAATTTCCTTTTCTATATTTATCTAACATAGCTCCTAATCCATCTATTCTGTTTATCAATTGAAAATATTCAGCTCTAAATCTTTCTTTAAAATCTTTACTATTCATTAATTCTACTGTTTCTGAAAGTTTCATAATTTAAAAGTCCTCCTTATTTATAATAGACCCCTCATATATAAACAAGGGGTCTCCATTTTGACTAGACTGCAGTTGTAAAGTTAATAACAGATGGCGCAAGTGATTGATTGTATACGTCTATAACTCCTACTATAGTAACTAAGTACATAGTAGCAGCAGAGAAGTCACCTGTAGGATTAATAGTCAATATTTTTCCTGTAATATCCCAAGTCTTAACTACAGGTATCAATGCTCCGACTGATGAAGTAACTATGATACTTTCTTCACTTATTTTATTATTAAATGTTAACACTACATTATCAGAAACTAATACTCCAGTTTCTTCATCTGCTGGATCGACTGTCACAGTTAAAGCAGTTGGTGCTGCTGCTGCAAATATAGAAGCAATCTCATCAGGTAAAGGTAAACGAGCATCAACTCCTGTATTACCATATAGAATTAGTTCCAAAGCAGCAAGTTTAGCTGAATCAACCTTAGTTGAGTCTATAACTAAAGAAGCAGTTGGTTTGAATCCTGTTACTGCCACAGGTGTAGTAGTAACTTCCCATGAGAAAGTTATAGCTTCTGGAGAATCATTAATAGTAGCATATCCTTTCTCAGATGGAGCAGCTAACGCACCATATATAAGATGAAGTTTATATCCATGATCAGTTCCATCGACATCATTACCTAGTGTAGTTCTATAACTAAGTCCAAATGACTTACGGCTTTGTTGACCGATAATTACTCCAGTTTCTATTTCTAATGACCCATCGCAAACTGCAAACTCATCTGGATATGTGAAAGCTTCTATCGTAGCTCCGAATTCTTCTGCAGATATAAGGTTCAAATATTTTATGTCATCTGCATATTGTGGTGATGCCTCAGCTCCTGAAGGACTTTCTGTAACAGTTGTTAAACCATTCCAAGCAACTCCTTTAGAATATAAACCCGAGTTTTGCCAAGGGTAAAGAACCCCCATTTTTACTCCTGTTTCGTATAAACGTTTTCCCATTTCGTCCCAAACTAATTTAGACATTTATTTTCCTCCTTAATAATACATATCAAATACACTATGGTAAAGATTGTCTTTAACATATCGTCTATCAAAACTACACTGTGGAAGTTTTGATACAAGGTATACTATGTTTTCATTTACATCTTTACTAATAACTGTTATTGTATATGATTTCTTTTGATAATACACCAAATCATTGGCATGAATATTTTCTATTTTATTTTCTTCATATTTAATAGCTGGGTATTTCATAAATATATTACTAGGCGCCTGAAGATATACATTAGGTCCACCTATTGATAGTAATAAATCATGTATCTTAATTCTTTCACTCATTATATATACCTCCAATCGTTATAATTATCCTAGGAGGTTTGATATCAACTGAAGATATCTCCCATTTTGAACCTATGAATGTTATAAACTTCATGAATGCCATATTTTTAAACATAAACGAATTACATACTACACTTATATTGTTACTTATGTTTAAATTATCATTTATTTGACTTTGATCGACTATTCTTCTATTGTCTTTTACAACGTCCCCATAATACGTCTTCTCAGTTATACTTTCGGTCCACACTCCAGGCTGAGTTTCCACAGCCAGAGCATAACCTATAATACCAGAGCACTTAGGCATCTATTAAACCGATGTAAAAGATTCAACAGCTATAGCTGCATATGGTTTAATTAAAGCCCCTGAACATCTAGTTTCAATTAAGTATTTTTGAGCATTGTAATCGATATCGAAGTCGTCGAACAGGTTAACAGCTCCGCCCTTGTCAGCACCAATGTTATAATCTACAAGATTTACAATTATTCCTTCTAGTGTTTTAGTGATTGCTCCATCTACTCTAGTTAAAGATTCCATAGACGGAATTGTAACGATATCACTAACTCTTAATGCAGATTTAACTTTATCAACACTCTCATATATTGTTCTACCAGTAGTATCTTCCATTAATAAAATATTAGTTAGCATGTCTTCAGTTGTGTATAGAGTTGGTTGACCAGAACCTTTATAATCTTTTCTGGCTTTAACTGCAGTTCTAATAAATGTTTTAGCTTTAGCATCATCAGTTGTTAGTAACTTATCGTCATAAGCAGTTTTTATAGTGTATAGATCAGCATCAGTCCAAACAGGTCTAATATTTTGCTCATTGATTTTATCATCACTAGATGATAATCTACCATCTCCTATCAATACAGATCTTGCAATTTCTTCATTAAGCATCATTCTCATTTCTGTCTTTAACCATGCTACAACATCGAAATCAGTTATATCTACAACATCATCTCTATCAAGCTTTTGTTTCTTGTAGATTGTAGTTGGTGATGTAGTTCTCTTTAATAATGAGAATACTTCTTCTTTCTTTAAATTACCTTTAATATAACCTTTAGCTCTAGCATCATCAGCAGTTATATCAGCATAAGTTGATTTGATTCTAGCGAATGGAGTATGATGAACTGAGGCTAATACACCATCAACCCAAGTATTTTGTCTTTGAATAAATCCAGGAACATCAGTAACATTTTTGAAATCTGGGAATAAATAATCTATATTAGTTATTCCATGAGCTAATACTGCATCTTTTAAACTACCATATCTTTTAGCATCTGAAAGTACTGTTGCTATTTCAGCATGTGATAATACATCACCTTGTGTGTTATCTTCTTTGTTAAATACGTTATGTTTCATTTCTTCTCCACCTTTATCATCAATATTTGATTGTTGTATTTCTGTATTTTTAGTTTTTTCTTCTTCCACAGCAGCTCCTACTATAGCATATACTACATTTTTTTGTTCTTCATTGAAAGTGTCAAACACTTCTTGAATTGTTTTTTCACTTGATTGATTTTCCACTTTTTTAGCATCCCCTTCTTTTTCATTATCGCTGTGACTTAATTCAATTTCTTCTCCAGTATATAATATACCAGCATCATTTTGAAGTAAGCCGTGAACCATAACATCATCTATATAGGCACCAGGATTAGCTCCAGCTAATACGAGTGATACCTCTCTTATTTGACCATGCATTACATAAGAACCTTGTTTTTTTAATTGATTAGCATATATTGATAACGATTTTATATCTCCATGCTTAACCATGTCTTTTGCATCATTTGCAGATGGAGTATTATTAAATGTACAGTAGGCATATACCCCGTCTTCACGATTTTCTAACATAGCATGTCCTAAAACATTGCTGGCCTCATTATGCCTGTGATTCCAAATTAAAGGAACTGTTCTACCATCATTATCTTGAAAAGCATTTTGCATTATTGTTAATCCATCAGAACATTTTAAATTATTCTTGGTGGCCCATCCACTGAAATCGTATTTCATTTCTCATCCTCCTATTTATTTTTTCTACTTTTTCTACTTTTTTTAGTAGATTGATATTGTGATTTTATTTCATCATATTCATCCTGATAAATATCTTCATAAGACGAATTTAATGATTCTTTATTTTTAGAATACGTATCACGAGCAGTTTGTATAGCACTCTTTAATTCTGAAGCTACCTTTGTTCTTTCTGTTTTAGACTCTTCTGAATTTTTAGTAGACTCTATTTTCTTATCTGATGATAATTTTTGACGTTCTTTTGATACTTCAGTTCTAGTTTCTTCTGCTTTTTTACTATACTCTTCTTTAACTTCTTGTAAATCTTCACTATAATTTTCGTTTATTCCTTCTTTTTTAGAAGCTTTTTCTTCATCAGATAAATCATCATCCTTATTTATTTTTTCTATTTTTCTTTGTTTTGAGGCTTGTATTTGCTTTTGTTCTTGAGCTCTTTGTCTAGCTATTACTTCTAACTGTTCCTTTTGCGATTTTGTTAGTCCTTCAGTATTAGTTTTATATTTGGAATTTAACATATCATTTAAACTTTTTAATTTGTTAGTTATTGATATTCTAGTAGCTTCGGCTTTAGATCTTGCATTCTGTATGTCTATTTCTTCTTGTTTTTTATACTCATTTATTTCACTTTTCTTTTTAGCAGTTATATTAGCCTTGGTGTCAGTCCATACTTCTTTACCTTCATCTGATAATCCACTAGTGGTTCTACCCTTTAGTTTACGATTCTGTAGATAATATTCATGTGCTTTTTCTGGATCATAATAATCCGATGCATAATGTTTCAATTCAGTATTAAATAGACCATTAACTAAATTTCGGATCTCATCATGATTCATTAGAATCACCACCTGACACATTTTGAATTATGTTATCGATTTCACCTTCTAAAGAATCCAATACATCATTTAGTATCTTTGTTCTCTCAGCTTCCATATCTATTCCGCCAGATGTTTTGGTTTGATCATCAGTAGGCGTCATTTGAGATTCTGGTGGTTGAGGCATGTTTGAATTTTGTAACTTATCAGCTTTAGGATCGCTAGATGGTTGCATACCTATTACTTGACGTATCTCGTTAGCTGATGCTATTTCGTTTCTAGTGAATTTATCAGCTATTTCTGCTAAGTTATCTAATGGTAATAATTTAAATGGATCTCTAATGAATATAACAGATTGACCTTGTGTTCTAGCAGTTTTACTTAGAAACTTTCTCTTCATTTCGTCAGATATAGCTGATAGTATAGGTTCTACGGTTCTATTGAAATAGTTAAGCATCACCTTTGGATCGGCAGTACCATCTAAAACACTTGTAGTTATACCTAACTGGCCGTAAAGCATACTCGTTAAATATTCTATTTGTGACATTAGATTATTTTCTACTGGTCTATTCAATTGAGTTATCTTTTCAGTACCGTCTATATAACCTATACCATACTTAGATCCAGCTAATTGATCTTCTAGATCCTTCTTTCGTTTGTCAGCTTCTCTTCTCCTAGCATCCGTTTTAATAACATAAGGTAACTGAATTACCATGTCTAATTTGCCAGATGAACTCTGATTATCAACACTATCCAATAATACCAGTTTATGAATTAATCGTTGAAGAGTACTATTTGGTTCATTTATAACCGCATACAAAGGGTTTTCGACAATTCCTATAGTACTCTTAGCCAACTTAATATCTTGTTTTATACCAGTATGGTCGTTATATAATTCTACAAGAACATGATTAGGATACCATTCTTTTATTTTACCAACTCTCATAGTCTCTATGTCAACACTTGCTGAATTAGCAGGATTGATATTTGTATCTACTGGAACTATAGCTACACAACCTTCATCTAACATAGATAATACTACATCTTGTATAAAAGCTCTACCTGTTTGATCTTTATTAGCTTCCAAAGTTAAACAATTATTTAAACCTGAATTCACATAAGACATAAACCTTCCATTTTGATCTATCTTAGCATGACTCATGTTTATAGCAGCAGCATCCATAGCAATTCTATTGAATACCGATGTAGCAATAGAACGTTCATTACCTCTAGACAATCTAGGTCTATCTGGTCTATATGAACTACTGTATTCACCTGAGTATCTATAATTATCTGTTGGATCTCGGTTTGTAAACGCATTCCAGGCATGCTGGAGTCTATCTTTAATTCCCATATTACTCACCTTTCTATTATTTAATAAATTGTTGATTATCTTTAGCTAATTTATCCCATTCAAGCATCTTATATTTATCAACTAATTTTTGACCTTCTTTAAAATTTTTATCATTTTTAAGTAAATTACTTACAGTTTCAGTTCTGTATTTAGAGTATGTGCTATCGAATAACTTCATATAATCATTCTCATAATCTTTTCTATTCATATAATTTGATCCGTATTTTTTTTCTTGTTGTTTATTAAATTTATCAATACCGCCATTATTCATATTATTAGCGGCTTTATTATATGATTTAACATGGATATCCAATTCTTGTTTTTTTATATTGTTAGTGGCTTTCTTCATATTCGATGTGTATTCTTTTGATACTCCTTTTTTTTCTTTATCAGTTAATGTATGACCGTCGTATTTTCGTTTACCCCAGTGCATACCTTTGATGCCAAAGTGATAGAGTTGTTCGTCGTTATATATTTGCATTGTGAATACCTCCTTTCTAAAAAGCATCTTTATTTAGTTTATAAGCTACGAGAGCATCCATCATAGCTGACACGCAGTCTATCTTTTGCTCGTTCCGTTTCTTTAATAATTTTCTATTACCATTCGTATCTTCTAGTGTTATACAGTTACCCATGGTGAATGACATTAAATCTTCATCAAATAATAGCATTCGTTCCTCACTTAGATTCTTTAATTCTCCAAGTGGAACTGATTCAGTCTTAGCTCCTTGTATAACTTTAACTATTCCGAATGATCCATTTTCAATTTCCCATCTTTCGACAAAATATTTAGCATTATATGGGTCATACCCAAAACATCTCACATCGTAATCGCAAGCAATTATATGATTATCTAGATCGTCATATACTTCTTCCATCTCCAACATAGTTCCTTCTAAAACAATTAATGAACCTTCCTCTACGAATTGGTCGTATTTAAATCTCATTGCTGATGGTAACTTAGATAACGTTAAATTTGTTATGTAAGCTCTTGTCTTAATGCCAAAACTACCATCGTTAAGTGGGAACATAAACGTGAATGCACAGAAGTCATTTCCTTGAGATAAATCGGCACCAAGAGCGCATGGTAGTTGCCAGTATTCTCTATGTTTGTGTGGGAGTGTTTCTTCGTAAGTAAAGAAGTATGTTAATCCTTCCATAGGTATTCCGAAACGTTTCGCTAATATATCATTTCTAGAAGCTGGAGCATTTTCAGCTCGTTCAACATCTAATTGATATGTCTCGTATGATACGGTCTTATCTAAATTAGGATTAGCCTTAGACCATAGATCAGGATTGTTAATTTCTTCAAGACTGTCCATTTTATAATGCCAAATACTAACATGGGGATTTATATAATCGCCTTTTAGTATGTCGGCTAACTCCATTTTGATTGTATCTCCAGCTCCATTACGAACTGTACCTTCTGAACTTATAGCGACTATTAACCAGTCATCAACTTTTGAAGCTCCTTGTTCTATTGAACCAACGACGTCTTCTCTAATGTCTCCAGATAACCATTCATCAATCGTGGTTACTTTGGGTCTCAGCCCCTGCAATTTATTAATAGTCATTGGTCTTACTTCTAGCAGTGATCCAGTAAGAAAGTTTTCTATACCCTTCTTAGTAGCCACTAACTTTTGTCTATTTGCTTTACTACCTGTAGTATTTTGTATGGAACCTTCAGTTAAGAACTTGTATAATGGTCCACGACTTTGTATAATCGAGGTTCGAAACGGAGCCATTACTTCTTCCGCTTGTTTCATAGTTGGGGCTGTGGTTATCTGATGAGTTGTTGAAGTGTCAACATTGAGAAAGTAGTTTTGTATACACTCGGCATACATGGATTTTGCTGCACCTCTAGCTACTATCAGATATTGTTTATTTATAAGACGCTTCTTAACTCGTCTCTTCTCATATCTTCCAGGAGCATGACCATCCGAGCTAGGCACATAAATACTTTTCTCAACGTAATAATACCAACCGAATATTTGTTCGGCCCATAGTTTAAACGTATCTAGTAATTGCATAGGCGAACCATCAGTAAGGGTTAACTCCTCATTACAGTATAGTATGAATCCTTCAACTGCTTCGTCATCATAGTAAATTCCAGGATTATCTATAAGATCATCTATACGATTCATCTCCATGGCAATTTCTTTACATACTGGTATCTCTCCACGTATTACAGAATCTCTAAATTGTCCATAGTAGATGGGAACCGCAGTATTATTTAGTGCCATTTTGAATCACGTCCTATCCTCTAGCTTTAGAAATAGCATCAACCATTAAAGCGGCACTTGCTACTACACCAAAGGTTGCTCCTGCTGTGGATAGTATAGACTCAACCTTACTTCTACCGGCTTGTTGTGTTGTAGCATTCATGTAATTATTTTCCAGATTGAGTCTATTCGTTAATTTTTTCAAATCATCATCACTTAAACTTTTAGCGGTCTTAAGAACTTTACCATTGAAACCTCCGCGATTTATTGTCTGTCCTAGAGTTGATACACTTTGACCAGCTCTAGCTGAAGCTCCAATAGCATTAAAGTCATTAGTATTTATTCTGTGTTTTGGTTTTGGTGGTCCTACAAAATTACTACGACGACCCCAACGCATTCCTTTAATTCCGAAATGGGTTATTTCGTCTTCATTAATTATAGCTGATCTATTTCTAGTTACTATAACCTTACTATGTTTTAAATCATCACTAGACAAATCTAAGTCGTCTTCGAAACTACCCATTCGTTCTGCAAAATTTCTATAGTCTTTATCTACTTTAGATTCCCACATTTAATCACCTCCATTATTTAAGTGGCATCGACAGTTATTGCAAACATACCACGTTCTTTATCGAATTCTAATTTTTTATAAGTTAATTTATTCGGTGCTAGAATAGCTTCTTGATTACTACGTGTATTAACAAGAGCTTTTCCGTCACTTGTTTTTCCGTCAGCTAAAACACCAGGACATTTCTTACAATTAATAACCATGTAAGTATTATAAGTCGAAGCTGCTGTTGGATTTACAGCTCTCCAAGTATCAATTGCAAATAGCGGTGAAGTACTTGTTGAGAATACTCTGTTTTCTTTATTTGATTTTCCAGAATAATTATTTGACATTCCAGCAAATAAACTTTCCATTTCTTTTTCATCTATTGAATTCAGTTTCTTGGCTACACCATTTACCGAGAACTTTAGATTACAGCTCCTATATACTGTTTGATTATCAACCGCGTTTTTCTGAAGTGTACGTTTTAATTTTTCAGCTTCACGAGCATATTCTTTTGGTTCTCCAATGGCTAAATATCCATTAACACTTCTGGAAAATCTAGCAGAATCAGTATAAGTCTTTAAATTCTGTAAATCGTTTTTATTTAAATTACTATACACAGCATTTTTATGTGCTGTTATCCCAACACTTTCTATTGCCTTAAGTGCATTTTTATTTGATGGAAGAGTTCCTGACTGTTTTAACGATTGTAAAGTTAAATCTGATAATAATTTAATATCATCATTTACTTTATTAGTTACTTTGCGAACTTTATATTTTAATTCTCTTGGATTAACTTTTGCACCTATTGAATATATAGCTTTATTAACACTCGATTTAGCACTTGTTATATCTACTTTTGTATGATGCCCCCATTTCATCCCTTTAACACCGAAGTGATAAAGTTCAGTGTTATATACTTGCATTTTTACACCTCCAAATTATTTGTTTCTACAGCTAACATCATTCTCCATTCTAGTTCGCTTAAATTATTATTGAAAGCTTCTATAACTGTAGAATTTGGTGGAGGATCGAATATTAGTTTTGTTTTTAAGTATAGATAAGTTTTTATCCCTTCTAAATTTATAGTTGTAGTGTTAATCCAGTCAGTCCATGTATCGTCAATTGAAGTTACTACGAAACCTGTAACAGGACCTATACCCATCTGTGATAGAGAGAATATTGTTGAATTGATAATTGTTGTGATGTCAGTATCGAAACTGTCATCGGTGACATCTATTCCTAATAACTTTTTCGTGTTGTTTAGTATACTATCCATAATGTAATCACCTCCTATCTATTTCCAAGGACAAGTATCTCCTCTACTTCTATCAGTTATTATATTTGGAGATTTATCACCATAGTGAATCGCATTGTGCGTTCGTAAACATGTGGCTATTAAATAATCTGGATTTATTAAATAATCCGTATTATCTAATATGTCTTCTTTTGAAATAGGATTCATGTGATGAATTATTATGTTCTTATAAATTTCATAACCGTCTAATCCGAGATCACATCCTAGATCACGAATTATAATATCTCTCCTAGTGTCTAACCATATTTGAGATTTATAGAATACCTGGTTTAAGTATCTATCGAATCCAAATGTTAAGTCTGAAACTCTACCATTAAGTTTTAGATACTCAAATCTTTCATCAAAAGTTTTAAAATTCATTAACTCATTATATGTCCGAATTATTGTTCCCACTGTAACTCCTCATCGCCGCTAAGGCGTTTGTATATAATTCTTCTATTACTTTTCCAGATTTAATAGCTTCTGTTTTAGCTGTTATTAAGTCTAAGTTTTTCGCCAACGTTTGCTTCTCTAACATGCTAGTTGTAGATCCTAATTTTAGGAAGTGTGATATTACTTGTGACGATGCAGAACCTTCCTTTAATTGTTTCTCGGCCAAATCGATGGCCAATGATATTAATTGATTTTCTCTAGATTCAGGTGTTAAACCAGGTCTAGACTTTCCTATACCTTTAGATGTATTCTTGGCCACTTCAATGCTCCTTTCTATTAGTTTTTATATAGTTATCTTTTAATCATATTCATTTCAGCTAGATAATTAGCTCCAACCAAACTAGCTGCTGAGCCAATAGTTAATAGACCTATCTTTAACATGTTCTTTTTAGTTTCTCTTTTGCCATATTCTATACGGGCATCATCTATGGTCTTTAAATCATCACTATTAAAATTCCAAGTTTTACCAGTTTGTTTTCTTACTACTTTACCAGACATCACATTCTTATAAGCTTCTTTTTGGATTGATCTTTCATATTTAGAATAATGCTTGTTTGATTCTCTTTTAGTATCTTCGTTTTGGAACTTAACTGTGTTTATTGCATCTTTCTTTAACATTTTTTTATTGTTTTCAAAAGTAGATTGTCCTTTACCCCACTTCATACCTTTGATTCCAAAGTGACATAATTCTGTATTATATATTTGCATATTTTCACCTACTTTAATTATTTACTTTTCAGAGATATCTTTTAAACACGCCTAGGGGTGTACAATATGTGAGAATCGAAAGGGAGTAGCGATTATTATGGTTATTGTCTAGGCGCGTTTAAAAGACATCTCTGAAAATGTACCCCCGGGGATTTTTTAGGG